CTCCTCCACCACCAATCAAAAAAGAGGTGATTTTGGCTACAACGACATTTAAGTTGTCTCCATTGGATATATTAAAACCAGCAATATGGTCTCCAGAGTAGTAAGTACACGTACCCGGAACTTGCCATTTACAGGCAGAAGTCATACAAGCCATAAATAATTGGGGATTGAAAAGGTAAATATAATAAATCTAGGGCATATCTTCCTATACTGCCCTATCTAGAAGCAAAATTCTGGCCTTAATATAGCATTAGTTCCTCCTAGCCTTGGTAGAAGTACTAAGCCCATATTCATTAGCTATCTCATTGGAAAACAGTCCCAAATAGGTAGTAATCTCCTTTGTAATAGGAAGAGCTTTAAAGAGGTATTTAGATGTTTTGGTTTTATTCTGACCGGCCTCATCTCCTATGATGGTATAGCCTAAATCTTTCATAGCATTAATAGCAAATTTTTCTAAGTCGATAATGGCTCCCAAGGCAGGGAATACACTACCATTAGCAATAGATGACATAGCCATAGGATTATAGAAGAAGGACAATTCATCTCTAGCCCTATCTGCTAAACGGAGGGCATATTTCCATGATCCCTTAGTAATAGCATCATCGTCATCAGGAGCAAATTGATGAAGTCCCCACATCATAGCCAATAAAGCCATAAATGTTAATACTTCCTGAATAGTTCCTGTGACAGCATCAACATACATATCCACAAATTGTGCCTCATTCATAAATTGATCAGGATTTTCCACACCAGCCTTCTTAACAATATACAGCTTTTTAGCTTTCTCAATAAGAGATTCCTTGCCACTCATAATACCTATAAGACTTCCAGTACCAGCAGCAATGTTGTGAAGCAAACCATGGCTCATCATTCTATATCTTCCATATTCCCAATCATCTTTACCCACCTCCCAACGAAGTTCACCAAATCTCTTATCAGCCATTCTAGGAATCCAGTTCTTAAACATCATAGCACTACTAGTGAGCACACTCATTCTATATTGGTATATATCCTGAGGGTCCATATTACCCAATGCATCCTTGGTAAATTGCTCTATTCTAGTCTTAAAATCATATACTGTAGGAGAGAGTCTATCAATTCCCGGAATAACTAGCCTATCATTAACAACTGTAGTTGTCTTGATAAGGCTTCTGGTTTCTTGTAGCTCCTTAATTTCATCTTCAATTTTCTTATCTAATGCCTTTCTGTCAGCTATAGAGAGCTGATATTTATTACCGTAGTCATTTTTCTTCCTGACAAACTCTCTTATATTAACAAGTTCTCCATTCTCCACCATTGTATTTCTGGTAAAGGCAATGAACACTGGAATCTGGACAAATCTTTCTGACTGTCTTTGGAACCAAAATAGGGCATCTGTACTTAGATTGGCTACTGCATTATTAACACTTAAATCCCTGCCCTTAAAGACCTTCTCATCCTCAGTTAAAGGAAGGAAGTAATCAAGAAGTCCTGCAATATGCTTTCCCTCCTTATCACTAAATTTACCACTCATCATTCTCAATTGTCCAAAGGCAATATCTCCAGCATCAATAAATTTTCCCGAGTTAATGAGAGTATTAGTAGTACCACCCAAAAAGTTAGTTAAAGCAGAAGGTAAGTTACCACCCAACACCTTCATCTGGAAGTAGCTACCAAATTTCTTAATAGTTTTAGAGGCACTAACATCTACAAAGTCTTCTTCAGGTTTAGGCAAAGGACGGAATCCTAATGTCTTTTCAAAAGCATCATTAATTTTTCCTACATATTTACCTACAGGAACCTTAGCACTGAAATCTCCCTTCTCTATATACTTATTATCATACAGAGAATAGTTCATAAAGTTCTCTAAATAAGGAGCATTACCACCACGCTCTCCAAGTTCCTCTTCTCCTCTTTTATTAATAGCCCTAATAACATCCTTACCTCTCTCTACTTCAAGAAGAAGCCTAGCTTCAGCCTCAATATCATTACGAAGCTTAAACTTAATCATTTCATCATTCCATAGATACATTACACTAAACAAGTCATCACTCTTATTAGTGAAGTCTACATATTTTTCATCCTTCTCATCCTTGCTATCCTTACCAAGACTATATACATACCTAGGTGTAATAGTACTAACAGGCTTACCAGTAATAGTATCAATAGAGTCACTATCTGGATGCATTGCAAAGGCAGCTAAGTATCCATAAGGAGTTTTATCTCCCTTATTTTTTGTATCTCCATAGAGCATTTTATCCAGCAAACTCCTTCTGATATTAGGTACAAAGGAAGAATACCCTTTAGCTTCAATCATACCAAGTCTGGTAGATTCTTTCATTGTATCTCTCCAATATTGATAGAATTCAATAAGAGCTGGTTCCTTAGAGATTTCTTGATATTCCTTAGACTGCCATTTTTCTAATGGATATTTATAGAACTGGTCATTAGCTCTACTAAACGCACTAGGATTAGATATATCATAAGTCCTTTTAAATCTATCTACTCTCTTTTTAATTTCAGCTTTATTGTTCTCAGGATCAAGAGAATCATATATTTGGTCAGCTTGCCATTTAATAGTTTTTGCTTCTTCTTCTTTATACCACTCTTCATAAGCAGCTATATCAATATTGTCTCTAATCCATTGAACATCATTATTCTTAGCAGCATCCTCTAATCCCTTATAGAATTTAGCATCATATCTACCAATAAGTTTACCCTTCCATCTTCCTTTAGAGTCTACAGCAAGTAATTTTTTAAGTACGTCCTTTGTACTTATATTAAGCTTTTTAGCTACTTTTTCTATGTTTTTCTTATGCTCTTCTAGAACAGCAGCTCTCTCACTTAGTTCAAGCTCAGACTGTTTAGATATTCTATTAACCATCTTATAAAACACCTGAGCAGGTTTAGTCATAGCCTGTGATAAGCTCCTGAAATTCCTTTGCAGAGACTTAACAAGCATCTCTGGCTTAAGCATATCTCTAATATTGTATCCATTACCTATAGCCTCAGCTGCCTCAGCAAGTAAACCATTCTTAACATCATCGGATACATCTCTAGCCTTTCTAGATACAGCCTCAATCTTAACCCTATCCTCATCAGAAACATCAAAGGCTTTGAACTTACTATCTAAGTTCTCAAATATACTAAGGAAGTCCTTGTTTTCTAAGATTTTACCTGATATATCATTCAACTTAGCATTGGGATCATTCTCTAATTGATCTTTAAGTGTGGCTATATCCTTCTCTACAGTATTAATAAGTTGTTCAGCAATAATAAGCAGTTCTCTAGTTTTACCCTGTACCTGAAGAGTTCTAATAGCTCTTTCTACAGAATTCAACTTATCAATCTTTACATCCCTTCTACCCTCCTGTACCTTCTCTTTCTTAAGTCTTTCATAAAGTTCATTGAGTTGCTTGATAAGTTTATCCACACCAGCATTACCTGTAGTCTGATCCTTAGTAGATACAGGAACAAGGGATAAGTCAGTCTCATCCTTAGGATTAGCTTTACCTACAATAATATTCTTCAGATGGAATCCTTCTTTGGTCTTATAATTCTTGAATGTATACTTAGTCCTAATAGGAATACCCATGGTTTTACCAAACTTAGTAACACCATAGTTCTGCTTTAGGATTCTTTTGTATTCTCCAATCTGAATATTAATAGATGTTTTCTTATACCATGGCACATCCTGATCAGGCTGTTCTCCATAGATTTCCATAAACTTGTAATCCCTAATATCTACAGTACCGTCTTCAGCTATGGCTACTAAATCCATAGTACCAGCTCTGTCCTTAGCTGCATCCCTCACTCTTACTTCAGAGAGGAATCTAGTTGAGGCCGGATAAGTATCTAATACATCCTTAAAATAAGCATCAAGCTTATTAATAAAGGCAGGATTATCAGGATTAAGCACACTTACCGGCATCTCTAAAGGAACAGGTCTTTTATTTCCCTCATCATCTATATACCTATGGAAGATGTTTTCTAAGTCCTTGTGCCCAGAAGTACCTTTTTCTTTCTTGGTTTCTTCTATAAGTTCATCTAATTCACTTTTAGTGATGTCATTATTCTTAAATGTCTTAGTACCCCATTCATGTGTTAAATCACTCACCCTACCCTTAATCTCCTTACCATCAATACTATACACATCTCTCTTCTGACTGGCAGAATATGCGAGGCTAATCTTCTGGCTAGTCTGCTGTATAGTCTTATATACTTCATCCTGTTTAGCAGAAGAAGGATTAGCAGCTTGTAAAGCCACACCCTCTGTAACCACACCAGCTGTATTTGTATCCTCTATAATACCAATAGCTTCCTGAAAAGGTTTGAATCCAGCTTTACCAAATATAGATTTAAGAAACTCAATGAATTGATCCAGCCAATCTGTAGCCTTAATATGTAGAGCTGGATCAGTATCCACTGCCTCTCCATTATTCATATACAGGGAGGCTAAAAGCTTACCAATAGCTTCCTTTTTCATCATTGGTACATCTACTCTCCCATCCTTCTGATATAATTGTCTATAGACAGGATTATATAGCACGGTGTCATATATCTCAAATCTGCCAATCTGGTTCATCATTGTCTTAAACAGAGTAGGATTAGTCTGTTCAATAATTTCTACAGCGAAGTGCATAGCCTCCTCAGTAATAGCTACATCCTCTTTACCCTCAACTATTTGTATAAGTTGTTCAGTAAAGTCTGCCATAGCATTGGCATCCATAACTTGACCACCAATACGAATTTCTCTAACTAATTGTAAATCAACTCCTATCCTCTTTAGAAATTCCTTCACTTTAGCTATTGTCTCTGGTGTAGCCTTAGGTCTTTCATCAGGAACAGTTTCCTCTCCAGTTTGGAGCATAACATCACTATCCTGCTCTTTAAGCATTTCATCTATTTCTTCAATAGAATCAAATTCCTTATTCTGAAACGATATACTACATCCAGTTTTAGCCATTAGTTACATTCTTTTTTAATAGGGTCTATATTGTATAGATACCTACTCTCTGTCTTATCTACAAATTTTGCTGAATATTTATTATTAGCCACAAAATCTTTCCAATTCTGAAATCCTTCTCTCTTGGCAAAAACATCAAATGTTATGAATTTACCACCACCAAGCTCTATACCCTTTTCTCCAACACGCACTTGAGATACAAGCTTAATCCCAACTTGGGTTTGGTCAGAGAGATTATACACGCCATTAGCCAGTTTCTCAGTTCTAATAGTTGTCTTAACAGTACCATTTTTAATCTTTTCAATATTATCAGGATGCATTGCTAATACTCTGGTTCCAACACTACCACCGCTATTAGTCCCACCGGGAAGATTTCCATTCATAGCTGCCATAATATCTTCAGTAGTAGACTCAGCACTAGGCTTATATGTACCATTATCATGTAAAGATTGTCTAGGTGTATTATAATACTCCTGAGCTGAGTATCCATCACCCCAAGCATTAATAGGAAAATACACTACCATATCATATTTAGGATTCTTATTCCTTAAAATATATGGAGTACCATCCTCATTATCAAGCCTTTTAACCAATACTCTCTCTAAGAAGGAAAAGTCCTTCTTTTTAGCCATAGCATTACGTTCCTTAAAACCTATGCTGGCCTTATTTCTTTGAACAGTTAAATATTTACGTTTAGCATTCATACCCCTAACACCTACTTTATAGGCATGATAACTCTCCTCCTTAGGAATTCCAGCTTTTTGATATATAGCATCCATTACTGACACAGCTCTAAACCTATTACTCTTAGTAACCCTACCATCTTCTTTAATATGCTTTTCCTTAATCATAGGAACAATATCAGTATCTCTCCAGTTATTCCTAATAAAACCGTCAATATCAGCAAAGCTACTATATTTAGTTGGATCAACCAAATTTGTCAGCAAACTGTTAATCATAAGACCATAATCATCAGCAGGTATCAGGTCTGTATAAGAAAATGGAGTCTTAGAAATACCACTCTGAAGGAAGGCAGCTCTCACTACATCTCCATAGAGCCCTATATCATATTCCTTAAGTTCAGCCAACCCCTCAGTAATAACACCACTAGTAAATGTATCCCCATTAACCCTGATAGATAAAGCCAAATTTTTAGTAGAATTCTGGTTATTACCAAACACACCTGCCACATTCTGTAGGAAAGCATTATTAGCCAAGTCAGAATTAGGATTCTTCTTAGCATCATTAATAGCTGCTGTAATCCTAGTAGCTATATTGGTATTAGGGTCAATTAACAGTCTATTAAGCTCAGCATTAAGTCCTCTCTTAGTCTGTATGAGGTAGGAAAGGAACCCTTCTTCTATTTTCCTAACAGTCTTAATATAGGACTTCTCAGTCATAAAGGCATTATCAAATATATCTACTACTCTACCAAGAACAGCTTTAACAGCAGGAGCCCTTAATTTAAACAGGGTAGTACCAATAGCATCATTAGCCTTTGCAGTAGCATTAGTAATACTCCCTACATGGGAATTACCCATATAAGTGTCTGGAGAAGAAAATATATTTTGTTCCCTTGCCCTAGCAGTTTTCTTTTCCTTCCTATCACGTAAATTAGGATCAGAGAAATTAGCTGTATCATAGTTAGTAGCCTGAGTGAATTCCAGCAAATGAGTACTCATCATGGAATATTTCAGGAACTCATCAAGTATAACTTGCTGCTCTGCATTCTTAGCATCAGAAAGCTTACCATTAGTATAAAACTCAGCAATATTACTCCTAAGTCCCTTAACATTAATCTCAGTTATTCCTGTGGCTGATGTAGCAAACATTCCTTTAACAAGGTCTATATTATCTGCTTTAAACAAATAATTGTAATCCCCCAGTACTCTCTGATATTCCCTTATAATAGGTTGATTCATGAAATATACTACAGTATCAATAGGCACACCAAGCTTAGCCAACATCAAGAATGTACCAGCCCTATTAGGATTAGCTCCAAGCTCAACAATAAAGGGGTCTTTGGCTATATCCACATATCCGTCAATAAACTGGGCAACAATATTAGATATAGTTTTTCCAGCTGTATTCTTTATTTTAGACAATGTAGCTACAGTTCTACCCTTAGCATCTACTGTAGTGTTGTGGGGAAGCTTAATAGATAAGTCACCAAGGAATTCTTGTTCTTCCTTAGGCAATTTCTCTAGTTTATCAGGATCAACCATAATCCTAGAGAGCTGATTTACAGCATGGTTAGTTTGAGCAATAGCTGCAATAGCTACACCACCCTTACCAATGATAAAGTTGTGCCTTGTCTGAGATACATAAAGACGATTAAGAATATTCTTATCCTTAGCTCCTTCATTAGGAATAATATCTAATATATCATCCCTTAAGTCCTTAAGCTCCTGAGCACTGTTAGGTGTAATCAGTCTTTCAAAGTTCTGTGGAAGAAGAATAAGCCTTTCTACACTGTTAAAATATTCATTCTCAAGGGCTTGTGCAAGTTTTCCCTCAGCAAACATCTCTCTAGCTATATCCTGTATTTCCTTATTGGTGAGCTTGGCAATAGTTTCTTGCCTCTTAAGAATTCTATCTTCAAGTTCTTTTATGAAATCCTCATTAGTAGCATACCCCTCCAATAACTCATCAAGATAATCAGCATTTTCCTCAATCTGCTCATCTGTTAAGAAATCAGAATCATAAGCCATGACTAAGGCCAAATTCTTACCTGTATTAGCAATTTTCTTTTTGTTAAAAGCAATAGCTTCTTCAATGGCCTTATCATAGAATTCTCTGTAATATTGCAGTGTGGATTCATCAGTTCCTTGATACTCAATTAAATGTAAATTCCCAGTCTTCTTAACATGGATATTCTTTAAATATGTATTTAATTTATCCACGTCAAAATCCGAACCAGCTTTGGTAGTAATCTCTTCAGGAACTATAATAGTAGAGCCATACTCTTCAGGCAAGAATCCCTTAATAATAAAGGCTTCCATAGAGTTAATCTCCTGAGTAGGAATACGGAATCCAACACCCCTCAGCATCTCTGGAGTCATTTTAGCAATAATCTCCTCATCTGTCATTCCAGTTCTTCTAAGTTTCTTACCTACCCAGTTAGGAAGCATTACTTCCATCCTACCTACAGCAGTTAATTTACCAGCACTATCATAAACAGGCTCATAGAACTTCAATCCTCTAGATACTACAGCAGTCTTCTTAACACCTTTTTCAGTATAATAAGTAACTTCTCTGGCTCCAGCCTTTTCCCACATAGCACCACTAACTTGTACCTTAGCTCCACCATTAACTTTAGGTTTGGAGATATACTTATCTACATAACTATAAAGAATACTCTTAATTTGTCCATAGTTTGGAAGTGCCTCTAGAGCAATAGCAAATTCTCCTGCTTCATTAAGCTTAAGAGCATTTCTTAAGTTGTCAGGCATCTCTCTTCTAAACATCTCATCTCTAAGAAGTGTAAACACCTTGGTCTTATCTGGCATACTAAAGCTAGTACCGTCATCAATAAGTCCAAATTTATCAAGAAGTTTCTGGTATCCTATGTTAGTAATCTTGTCAAGGAGTTGCTTGTTATAGGCTATTTCCTTACCAATTTTAGATTCCTGTCCTTCTACATGGTCAATAGGAATACCATCATCCATGAGATTCATAGTTACTTCCTTAGTAATCTGAGTACCTCTTGGTCCTTTATCCTTATTAGTATTAGTTTCCACTTGAATACCGTAGTATCTGAATGGCACTTCTATAATACCATCAAAGAAATCATCATTAGGCTTAGCCTTACCAGTCTCATCAAATACACTATCCTTATCAGTAGTACCTACCTTTTGACCTGAAGCTACAATAGAATAGGAAATACCGTTATCTACCATTCTAAGATAATGATTAGTCAAGTTAGTAGCCTGTCCATTCACTTTAGTACCTGTATACCAAAGGGGTACAAGAGAAGTTTTGTGTAGGAATGGTAAATTTTCTCCATCGAATCCAGAACCAATAGGCTTAAGTACAGGGAAGAATGCCACTCTAGGATTTCCTTTGGCTACTCTAGCCTTATCAACTTCTTGAAGCTCTTTTCTATAGGTAGAATTAGTTAATACACCATCCTTAAGCATCTCCTGCCTATCTCTAGCCATCATGTACTGAAACTGAGTTTCATGGGCATTAGTCCATCTATCACCACTTCTCTTCCAGATTTCTCTATAACCTGTCATAGTACCCCAACTCTGACCATCAGCTGAATTTGAAGATTGATAAGCCTCTCTAATATTTTCTGGCATTTTAGAGAAATCAGAACTGGTAGATGTAATAATATCATCTACAGTAGCTACAGCCATAACGTCATGGAATTGCCAATAACCATAATCTTTAGCCGTAAGCTTAATATCCCCTACTTTATTGGCCTCCTCATTAGTTATATTATTCCACTCAGGACTTCCATATAGAGAAGCTTCCCTTGGAGACAAGAAGGATTTAAATCTCTTAGTAGGGTCTTTATAAGCAGCGGGATCACCAAAGAATATCTTATGTATTTCAGTATTATTAATTACATAGTTAATTGTAGTAAAGAGTAAAGCCTCTCTAAGAGCGTCATCACTAACAGTAGTACCAAAATTATCAAGAACAAAGTCACTATTTAAGTGGGTAATATTCTTACCATTATTCAACAGAAATTTAAGCTGGTCATCTACTTGCTGTTCAATGTATTTTTTAATACCCTCAGAAATATCTGCACTCTTATAATTATTGGATGCGGCAGCAAGAAGTCTAGGTTTACCATCCGCTTTAAACAATGCCTTCTCTACTTGGTAATATTCGTTAAAAATTCTACCTACAGTCTTCCACATTACAGATTTGTTCTCCAGAGCAGAGAAATCTATTTTGTTATCCATACCTAACATCCACTCTGTTTTAGAGTCAGCAGGAACCAGAACATAGTAGTTACCTACTAAGTTTTGATTAATTTCCTGAATAAGCCTATCAGAAGGAGAAAGCTTCTCTGTAGGAATATTAGGTTTATAGGTTTTACTCTGATCAATAGTACCCTGAATATACTTCACTTTAAATGAAGTTCTCTTGTCTGGATCATTTATATCCTTAAGGTATTGACTACCAGCAGAATACCCGTGATATTTTAAATGGGGAACTCTTCTATACAAATCATCCAAATCTGTGGCATTATTAAAATCATTAACAATATTGGATACAAAATTTACCAATACATGTTTCTGTACCTTTTCTCCTTCAATGTTAATAAATGTAGATTCCCATTCTTCTCCCTTAGCTCTAAGGAAGGCTTCAGCAATTTGTGTAAGAGAACCAGATATGTCAAGAGTCTTAGCAGAACTAGCTATAAGCTTATCTTTCTTACCAAGAGCAGATTTAAGTCCAGCTACAGCTTTATTAAAGTCACTCCTCTGTTTAGTACTAAGCAAATTGTACATTGCCTCTGTAAAGGCAATACCCATATCATTGAGCATCTTCACTTTATCAGATAATTTAGATATATTATACTTATCTAAAGCATCCTTCTTAACTAAGTATTCCTTATTAGTGATACCAATAGTAATAAGACTGCCAGTTTTTCCAGCAGTAGCCTTAAAGGACTCTACCCACTTTCTCACTTGGCTCTGAGCAGCATTAGACAAATCAGCATCTCCTACAAACACCTCTCCCATTTCATTAACATAGTTAATAATGGGTGAAGGCTGTTGTTTTGAGAATACATTAAAAAATCTAACTCTAAGTCTCCAATCATCCACAGAAATATTATCCTTATCAAACTTCAGGTAGCTGTATAACTTACGGAGTGTAGGATATTTAACCATCAAATCACGAAGAATTTCTTTCTTCTCATCCATGGTATTACCTGTACTAACAGCAGTCATTACTTGGTTAAACACCTTGGTATACTGAGTTTGCTTTTCCAGAGAAGTAGCCTTATCCCTATCCAGTGTGTATTCTCCATTAATAGAGCCTACAGCTTCAGTTAAGTTGGCAAAAAGGAACTTAATAGATGCTGGAGCATTCTTCTTAATATCATATGCAAAATGGTCTCTTTCATATTCAGCACTACTCTTACCATCTGCCTTTTCTTCAGTAACGCCAATATTTTCAGTATCATCTATTTCATCTGTATCCAGCTCATTCATTTTGGCTATAATACCATAAGTCCTAAGAGACTCTAAGGCATTCTCCTTAACTGAATCCCAGTTATTCTTAACATTTTCCCATACTGTAAGGTATTTTGCAAATTCCTCTGGAGAGATGTTGGGATTACGGAGAGGAAGTTGGACTTCATACCAATCTTGCATCTCATCATACACCATTGAGAACAGCTTACTAAAACCAACACCACCCTTTTCATCAAGTTCTACTAAGTGAGCAGAGCTACCATCCTTATTAATTTGACGTAAAAGGCTGACAGTTACATGTTTAGTAACAGTTTGTGCAATAGCAGACCTCCAATTAGGATCAATTCTATACTGTGGATCACCAATATTCTCATGGTTAATAGGAACAGCAGTCTTGTAATATCCACCATTGATCCTTCTAAACATGGCTTGCATAGGACTTCCTGTTTGAAATAATCCCTTAATGAAGTTAAGCAAGTCAGTAAACATTCTCTGAAGGAACCCCTTCTGAGGTTTCTCTGCCTTAATAACAAAGTCTCTGAATTCCTCAGCTATTTGTTCCTTAGCTTGTTGATCTGTAGAATTAGAGAAGGAAAGTGTAGCTCCAGTTTCTCTGTCCTTATAACTACCTTTTCTGGCCCTGAATTCTCCAAGGATATTATTCTTTTCCTTTAGGTCAGTAAACATAGACCATACAGCCTCAAATGCTTCATGATATGTAGTACCAGTTTCAGCATTCTCCCATATATAAACAGCAGCATTCTGGAACTTACCAAAAGCTAATCCAGCACCACCAGCATTAATAATATTCTTCACCCTCTTGAAAGGAATAGAGAAGTTCTTTTCAAACCATGATTGTTCCTGATCTAGGTTGGCTTGAATATAATCTCCGGGCTCTATAAAAAGTCTATAATCAGCATCCTTTTTAGCTACAGCTCCAGAGGCTTTTGCTTTAGCAATAAGTTCCTGAGCCTTAGTAAGTGTAGCAGCCTCTTGAACAGGGGCAGTTACTACAGGTGTAGAAGGAGCTGGTGTAGATTCTTGTGCTGAAGGAGCTTGTTCTTGTTCAGACTTAATAATAGTAGCAGCAATATAATCTCTGAGAAAAGCTTCAACAGCTTCGTCATCTGCTAGTCCCTGCTCCATATATGCTCCCACATTAGGATTAGCTAATAGACTGGCCTTAACAGCAGGACTTACTTCAGTACCAATAATATATCCCTGTGGTCCAAGTACAGCAGTAAATGGAACATCACCACCCTTAGTAGGAAGAATGTTCTGTGTAATACCATCAGTAATATACTTAGTAGTAGCCTTCTTCTGTGTAGGAGTTTGAGTAGGTTCTTTCTTAACTGCTTCTTTCTTAGGAGCAGGAGGTGTTGATTCCTTTTTAGGCTCAAGCTTCTCTGGTTTAGGATAGAATTCTCCCACCAATGTAGCATATTTCTGCTCAAAGTTACTATCCAGAGGATCAACAGCAGTATTAATAGTTCTAATAGATGTAGAGAGAGGAGCTTTTTCCCTTGCCTTTCCTTTTAATGGACTATCATCATCTTCTATTAAGTCATAAGTAGGAGACAACAAAAAATGCTGATAAGACTTCCATGTAATCATTACAGGTTCGCCATCCTTTACATCAATGATTTCATTGTAGGGCTTGTTATCCTTGAGTTTAGTATTATTAACATTATTGAATGAGCCCTTAAGCCATGCTACTACTTCAGGCTTAGCTCTGTCAAATCCACCTTCATAGAATGGAAAGGAGAAGTTTTTACCCAAATGCATTCTACCCTCTTGAATCCATATCTGATTTCTGCCTGCTTTGGCTGGAGATTCAGGTTGGCTGAAATAGAATACACCCTGTAAGAATCTGGTAAATCTCTTGTCAAGTGTTCCCTGTTTACCACTAGATACAAGTCCTCTAAGAGCTTTGTATAATGTATCTACCTCTTTGTCAGTAAATTGCCTATTATTGGCAAATTCTAATGTATCACCATTCTGTATTACTACACTACCGGGAGGAAATGTAACACTGGTATCTTGATGATCAATTACACCAGTAGTAACTACCCTAACCAATCCCTGTTTGAATAAGTCAGATTGTTTGATTAATGCACCTACAATATTATTTTCTTCATAGACATTCTTCTTATCTACTTCCTTAATATTCTTCTTAGCAATACCTCTAGAGATATTAAATTCAAAGGCTTGGAATGTTCCATCTGTCCATGCAAGAATTTCAGCTCTCTTCTGTTTCCAAGCAGCCTGATGAGCAATAGCATCTTCAGGAGTTCCCTTACCATACCTAAGCTCTGTTGGCTTAGAGGGAATCATAAGAGAATCGGTAGGCATGGTGCTATAAGCAGCCTTATCAAGGATTGCCTGTGGATCAGTTTCAGTAATAGGATTACCCTCAGAGTCTATCCAAATAGGTTTACCATCTACTCCAGCTCTAGCATAAACAGTAGCAATAGTATTATCATCTCCACCCATTCTAGTTATAAGACCGGGGAGACCCATGGAAGCTTCAGTCTTTCTAGTTACAAGAACTACTCTAAGTTCTTCGGGATTCTTGAACCATTTAGCATTATTAAGCAGAAACTGCTCTCTAATATGATGAGGCTTATGATCCTTATCAGGAGAAGTATTGGAACGGAATAGTATTTCTATATCCTTAGCAGGAGGTCTAATATCTCTTACACCAGTTTCAGCAGCTGGATCACCAGACTCTGGTTCTAGTTCCTTTTGAGATTGAAAGAGTTTATCATGTATGGCCTTGTTAGCTTCAAATTCTGCCTGAGCCTTTTTGTCAGCTCTAGACTGTATAATAACTAATTCAAACTTATCATATACAGCACTCTTAGCTTTATACTCTACTTCCATATCCTTTAAAGACTTTTGTGCAGTATCCAAGTCAGCTCTGAGCTGAGCAAGTTTAGCCTCACTAGGTCTTATATCCTTATCTTCGGCCTCAGTTATAAAGTTCTCAAGAGTTTTTAACTCTTCCAAGAAATTAGGATTAAGCTTTAGGAAATTAGGATTAGCCCTGAAGAATGTAACCAATTCTGGAGACATGCTATCAGTAGGAGCTTTAGGATATGTAGCTGTAAATCCACCAATAAGGCTATGAATGAAATCTATAGAGCTATCAATAGCCTTTTCCAAATCGCCAATAAGCTTAGTAGCCTTGTTAATAGAATCACCTGTCTTAACAATTAAGTCTAATACATCTTCAGCCTGTTCCTTAATTTCTTCAAGGAATTCAGTACTATCTGTAGGTAGATTATCAATATCAGCAGCTACATCATCAAAGTAGGCTAAGTTCATTTCAAGCTGATCTCTCTCAGATTCAAGAGAAGTATTCTCTGTTACCCACTCATCTCTCATTCTAGAGAGTTTCATAGCAGTTCTTACAGCCTGTCTTGTAGTAGGTTTAAACTTCTGCTTTTCTTCATCTATTTCTCCCTTAGTAATCTTATCAGAAAGCTTAGCTAACTGGCCCTCAGACTCAAGGAGAGACTTATTATTCTCATCAATACGTTTATTAACAGTATCTATTCTAGCTCTATGGTCAGTAACAAGCTGCCCTATAAGAGCAAGTCTAGCTTCTCTCTTCTTATTCACTCTATCATCATCCTTGGCAGCAGCCATTTCTTCAAGAGCTGTTTGCTGTACAGGTGTTAGTGTACCAATTTTCTGAATAAGAGGCACGGAGAATCCTTTCTTTGGAAGAAACTGATCCCCAGTTACTTCAATCCTTTTAAGCTTTCCTTTCTTGTCTACATAGACAAATTCCATCTTATTCTTGGCAGCATTAAACTGAAGTCTTCCTCTTTGTTTACCGCCCTTTTTACCAAAATTGAATGTAAATATATCATTGATATGCTCAAGATAGAACTTAGCTTTCTTGTTTCTAGCTACATCACTAACTTTACCAAGCTTGTAACCTTTAAATTCATCAGCTGGAACATCTCTGATTTTACCATCAGCCTGTTTAATCTTAATACTTCCATCTGAATTAGTTCCAAGAATAGTAAGTCTAGGGAAACGATATACTTCCTTACCATTCTTATCATACTTAACCACACGGCCTAAATAGTATTCCTCACCAACTTGTACATTTTCTTCTCCATCAGCTGTAGTAATAGTAGCCGTAGTAGGAGGAACAATCCCATTTTCTGGAGGAACAGCACCAGCAGCTGTAGTTTCTTCAGGTTCTCTGAAGGATACAGGATTATTTTTAAGTTCTCCAAACTCGTCAAGGAAATATTTTCTCCTCATACCCATTTCAACAAAATCATTCAAATCCTGTTCAAGGGCTTCCTTAGTAGCATCAATCAATGGAAGTTTACCAATAGCTTCTCTTAAATCCTTATAGGCTTCCCCTGTATAGTCCTGAACATCAAATGAATTAAGAGCAAGAGTATTAATACCAGAGTTAGTCAAATAAGACATTACAGCAGGAATTCTTTGGTTATAATCTTCTACCTTAGAGGCAGCATATACCATCTTGTCAATAATATTATCAGAATAAACTCTTGACTTATCTGCATTGACTAATCCTTTGTAACGCAAATTAAAAGACTCATAGAAAGTCTTCATATTATCTGCATGTTTCTCAAAATTATCCAGCCTAGCAAGGAATGATCCTTTAGTATCAGTTTCAGCAGCTTTGCCCTCAGCCTGTAATTGAGCAAACCCCTTATCAGTACTAGCAAGAGTTTTCATTGTCTGAATATCATCCTTAACCAAGTCATATCTACCATACTTAATCCTAGGATTCAAGTAGTTATGAGCATAATCTCTCTCCAAATCCTTGGCCTCAACAATATCTCCCTGTCTAATAGCAGCTTCTTGCTGCTCTTGAAGGGTAATACCTCTATTAACACCATCCAAAGTCTCCTGCATAAAGCCAGAGAAGGATTTACCAATAGTATTATCATTAAGAGCTTGGATAGCCTGAGCTGTATTACTCTTAAGGGCCTTGTTCTTATTAAATGTTCCCTTAACTTGAGAAATGGCTCCAGAGACACCACCAATAATAAGGGATTCCCACCCCTCCTTAGTATTAAAAGCCTTGCTATAACCAGCACCAACTAAGTCACTCATGAAATCAGTATCTGATCCCCTGTATTTTTTATCATAATAGTTCTGAGTACCAAACTGAATAGCAGTCTGACTCACTTCTTCTATAGCTTCAGAAGGAGCAAAGGAATATTCTAGTGCTGTTTTAGCACCCTTGTAAAGTTTGGGGAATTTGATTTCTCTAATAAGACCACTCTCTGTATCCTTAACTAGTTGATTAGTAGTTACAGCAAAGTCATTAGCAATAGACTTAGAAGCCTTATAGCTAGTTCCAAGTATCTTTGGAAATTGAATATAATTGGTTACGGTGAGTAGTGCAGTATTAAGAAGGAAGGATGCCTTGCCTACATCAGCAGCTTTAGCATCAATAAGTCTCATTTCCTCACCTGTTGGAAGTCTACCAACTCTATCCCTAAAGGTTTGAATAGAAGCTTCTCTTGCTGTATTAGCATTAGTAAGAGATTCAAATGAAGCTTCACCTACAGTAGACAGTCCAGCACTAAGAACTCTTTGTCCTGTACTGAGAATATTATATTTCTGAATAGCATTAGCAGATATATCAGTAAGTGCTCCCTGTAATTGTGTAATTTTTTCAAGACTATTACCACTAGCAGCAAGAGCTTTCTCAGCAGCCGCAGCAGCTTCAAAGGATTTACCAATGGATGTTACCTTCGATAAAGAGCCTAAAGCACTAAGAGCCTTGCTATAAACTCCTCCAGAGAGATATGCTCCAGCAGCAAATCCTAAGTTTTTAACAACTTTATCAAACAGAAAATTAACTGTCATCCAGTTATCAGGACTATACCACTTAGCATCAGTCTCAGCCTGAGAGTAGTAGTTTGGTAAATAGTTCTTATCTAATACATCATTGAAGCCAGTTAAAGCTCTATTAAATCCATTATCATAGAATCCACTCATCTTTCCTGTAGCAATAGCTTTTCCTACACCGGCTACTAATCCTACAGTACCCTGTAAAAAGGTTGTTCCAGTAAGTACTAATCCTTTCAATACAGCGTTACTAGCTTTAGCTAAACCACTTTGTCCAGCAGCAGCTGCATCCTCATTATTAACACCAAGAGAGAAGAACTTAAATCTTCCACTTGTATCAATTTCAGTAACAGGAACATTAACAGAGGAGTTAATATCAAAAGCTCCCTTAGGAGTTTTACCTACTACAGCAGCCACACTAGCAAAGGGGTCATTAGATGTATTAGCAGATGCTTTTCCACCACCACTACCTACTGCTCCAGTATCTAATATCTTAGCTTCTAAAGTCTGATTAGGATCAGGAAATGTCGAAGCATCTAAATCAGGAATTGGTATCTGTTTTAGGAATGTATTAAAATCTGGTCTCTGTAAATTTATATCTGCTACCGGAGCTGCCATTATAATATTTTATTTTTGTTCTACAAACTTTGCGATATTATCTTCTGAGATATTATCCAAAGCCGACATTACTTCATCTTCAGTGAGAAGGTTTCTGTTAGAAAGACTCATTGGTTGTCCCTCAACTACCCATTTCTCTTTTGATTTGTCATAAACAAATAAGTTAATTTCATATGCTCCATCAACTTCTTTTAAGTGACACTTCACTTTAAAATTACTTGCGCCACCTGCTATCTGTACTCTAACTGGGAATGCATCCTCCTTAGTAGTACCAGTAACTTTCCTTCCAAGGAATCTATCCTTAAATGGCTGGAATGGATCACTGAGTTGTACACCGGGAATCTGAGCAAGTTCTTGATCTGTAAGCTTTATTTTAACCCTATCTTTACCTATACCAGTTCCTAGTGTTAAGAAAGATTCATTGCTATTCCTATCTCTTTCTAATTTATAGATAACATTTTTAGCCTTCTCATCATCATCAAGTAATTCTAAAACATCATCTGCATCTACACCACCTTCAAGACCGCCATTGTTCTGTGTCTTATTACTTAATACACTTCTAGCAAGGCTATTAATCCATCCTCTCTGTTCAGCTGTTTCAGCTTTAAATGTAGGAGAGAAACTTTGCTTGGCACTATTCATTTTATTGTAGTCAGACTCTCTAGCTTCAAATACACCTGCTAAGGCTGCATCTGGATTTAGTGCTTTTAACTTAGTATACATAGTTTTTATCTTACTATCTGGTGTACTAACTCCAGCTACTGATGATGTACCAGCTATAGGTGTAGAACCACTTATTTGTGATATGGCTCCTGCTAAGTCATTATATCCATCATCTCCAAGCCTCTTTTTCAGTCTAGCTTTAGCTGCATCTTTTTGTACATCATTGCTAGAAGTATCAACTATATTAAAATCAATTAAATCCACCTGTGAAAATGTAGCTTTATGACTACCCTTTGCATCAGGAACAGTAATTTCTATTGACTCTGGTATACCAAGAGATTTAGCCTTCTTAACAAATTGAGAAATCTGTGGAGCATACCTAGCTTCGATCTTATCTTTTTGTTCTCTTTCAGAGTTAAGCTGATTTACTTCATTATCCCATGTATCAAAGAATTGTCTTACTGAACCACTCTTAGCCTCACCCTTATCATATGCCATTTTTACTTGAACAAACTTTTCATGGGCAGCTTGTTTAGCAGCAGCTGCATTAGCATGAGCACTATCTGGAAAACCATTTGCTCTTGTTCTATAGGTTATATTTCCATTTTCAATAGTATAAGGTGCAGCTCTTTCATCCTGAAATAGATCATTAACAAATGTATTAAGATGGAGCATATAGTTTCTTTCTCTATCAGATAATGATTGATTAACAGCAGCACTACCCTGTTTAACAGCAGCAGTATTAATAGGATCAGGAAGCGCCGTATTGAAGAGGCTATTCTCAGTTCCGGGTTTGCCTGTTTTAGATTTAGCTTCAGCAGACATTCCAGCTTTTATAATTTCAGATTGTCTGTCATTAGCATCATTAAGCTGCCTATATTCAAATTCTTTAACCTTTAGGTTATAGTTAGCTATATCCATATTATGGTCAAGGTTCTTCATGAAAGATTCATAAAGTGGATTAGCCAATATCTTTTGTTGTTTATTAATATAGGAATAGGCATTTGCATACCTCTGCTGGAAGTTCCTTGTGTAGAACTGTATCTTATAGTTTTCAGGGTCTTTATCCAAAAGGTCTATATCCTGATTATAGGCTAAGAGCATTCCTTCAGATTCTGACTTTAGAGAAGCTAAATCGGATTGTGCTTTGTCTCTCTCAGATTTAGACCCATTATTAACAATAGTCTGTAGTTGGTCAATTTTAACTTGGTTCTCTCCAAGAGCATTCTGGTAGTTGGCCTTAGTTCTGTCAAACATTCCTGTCTTATCTACACCACGAAGTTCAGCCTTAGCATTAATAGCAATTTGAGAGGCAGCTCTAGGATCATTAAGAACAGTAGCTACAGCATCTCTAATCTTCTGAGGATCAACACCCTTGGCTTCTTCCTCAATCATAGCCTCATTAATAACATAAGTATTCTTCTCAGCATCCCATCTATAGGGATTCTGTGTAAGTGTGCCACTAGGAGTTCCTCTCACTGCATTAACAGCTTCTCTCATCACCTTATCTACATCGTAGAATTCCTGATAAGAACTATTAAACTGTGCATTAACATCCTGACTACCAGTGAACTTGGCTACCTCATCCTGAAATACTATTTCATTATAAGGAGAACTCTTTCCTTCAGTCTTGGCTTTTTCCATTTTAGCTGTCTCAGACTGCAATTTAGTAGCCGAAGCTACAGCATTTCTAACAATAGGGTCATTAGGAATTTTACCAGCTAGCCCTGAAATGGATTTAATAAGAGGAGTTTGACTAAAATCTGCACCAGCAACCTTGTTAATTTCTGTAGTAAGTTGTCCTAGTTTCTGGTTTAAATACTGTTTTTGGGTCTCATTAGCTACAGGAAGACCACCAATAGAATCTACTAGCCCTTGAACAGCCTGTACCCCTTGGTCATATTTTTGCTGTTTAAGCATACCCACTTGGGCATATGTCTCAACAGGAACCTGCTCAACATATGGGTTAAATTGTATAAGGGAATCTTGCCAGCTAGTTGCCATAATGTAAAATTAACTGATTCTGTGGATATTACAAAATCTTTTTAAGTGTTTCTGTGAGATTTATTAACAGACTTTGTTACCTAGAGAAGTTAGGAAGTAGTCTCCTGAGAAGAGGGGTTTTAGTCTGGAGATTCTGTATTTGAAGCTGTTCCTTCTGTGTTTGAGTAGCAGATGGAGTACTCACCCTACTTCTCTTAAGGTTACCAAATTGATCATAATCCTTTGTAGTTCTAGCATTAGGGTTGGATTGGTTAATAGTGTTACCAGCAGCATCCGTAAATACAGCTGCATCACCATAATAGTTAGCCTGTAATCCACCATCACTAGTAGAATCAAACCTGAAGTCATACAGATTCTCATAGGCTGCAAGCTTCTTATTATTGTTCTGGTTCTGCAACACTTTACTGGCAATAGACTGCATAATCATTTGATCCTTAGCAGCTACATTGGAGAGGGCTTTATCCTGTCTAACATATTGTTGGTCAGCAAACCCCAAGTTTTTTAGTTGGGCATCATTAAGAGTCTGTATATTCTGGTTAAGTACTTGATTACTAGTACCTTGGTTAATTCTAAATTCCTCAGCATTCACAGAATTATCTGCCTCATACTTCTGAGCAGCAAGGCTGGCTAGGGCTGTAGGGCTCTGTCCTAGTTGTCTTTGGACAGAGTTAAATGTTCCGGTGTTAGCATTCCTTCTATCCTGTAGGCTAATTTCATAGTCTTGTAAGAGGGTAGGAGTGTATTGCTGTAAAGGAACTGGAGAAGGTTTATTCCTCAATCCTGTCAACACTTCAGGCAAATACTGCAATGGACTCAGTTTTTCAGCATCAGTAGGTCTAACTCTCCTATCAGGAACATTAATAGTTCCCAATGGATCAATTGTACCCTTATTAACAATCTGCTCCTTAACAGGATCATTAACAACAGTTCTGTCAGAAAGACTAAACTTAGCAGCTGGTTGGGCTACAGGAGAAGTAGTTTTTGGTGCAGAGACAGGACTAACTGGGCTAGTTACAGATGTAGTCTTAGGCTGATTACCTACAATTTTCTTCAAGTATTCGTTAGGAGTTTCCTTATCAGAGCTTCCAGAGATAGATTTAGATATAGAAGCATCAAGTGCCTTAGGATCATTCTTTACTTTATTATACCCACCCTCACCAAGTCTGTGTACACTACTCCCCTAAACAGAGGAGGCTACATCATACCTACCAGAAGACTCAGCATCACCAATCTTTCTCTTAATACTACTAAGGAACATATCACTATCTTCACCATCTGTAGGTTCTTCAGTTGCAGGAGCAAATGTATCAGACCAACTAGTTAATCCCGGACCATCCTGTGGGATTGTTTTAGGAGTGTTCTGAGCTGCTTCAAGCCACTGCTTATTATTCTCTACCATCTGTTCAAGAGCAGAAAGCTTTTTCTTTTTAGGTCCGGGACCACCAGCAGCCATTATTTTAGCACCATTCTTAGCCTTTCTCTTACCACCTTCAGAATAACTAATAGGATCATAACCAGCCTCATCTGCTTCAGAAAGAATAGCATTCTGCATATCAGACAAATACTGTTTCTTAGCCGCAAGGTCTTTAAAACCTATATCAGCACCAGTCATCATAATTTTACCTGTAGCAGCCTTAAGTCTATCAAACTTATTATGTCCCTCAATTTCGACATTATAGTTTGCCTCACCCTTCTGCATAAGCTTGGTGTACTTATTCTCTTGTTTTGCTATATTCTTTGACACGGTTTTAAATTTAGTTTTAGTACCCGGAATAGACATGTTTCCCATAATATTGAAACTACCATCTGGTCCAGCAACACCTGTTTCAGCCCCTTCCACTTCTACATTAGTTCCATCATAGTTAATATCTATACCACCTTCTTCATGGCTATCACCTACAAACTCCTTAGTACCACCATCATATGGATTATGACTAAGTTGTTTAATTGATCCACCTGCATCCATTTGAGTAAGTAGTCCTCTACCCTGTTGTTTCTGTGATTCTACATCACTAGAGCCATTATATATATCTGTAGGGCCATAACCATACTTATTAACAGTATTCTTAATTTTAGAATTCTGTGGAAGAGAAAAGTATCTCTGTATCTTTTGGTCTGGAGACATGGATTTATTACCTGCATCCTGATTGAAAAGACTTATCTCACTAATAAGTTGCTGAGCATCTCCCTGTCCAAACTGGTCTGAAGCTCTTTGAAACAAACTCCTTCCATGCATATTCTCCAAAGGATTACCACCATTAACAAGATTGTAACTAATAAGCTCAGAGAGTTCTACATTATCCAAGTCCTTAGCTGTGGGATTGTATATACCCTCAGTCTTTCCTCTAGTAGGAACACCATTAACAGGCTTAGCAGGATCAGGACCCATAGAGAGTCCAGCATCTGCCTTACCAGCAGCTACTAATCCAAAAAATCCTCTTTGCTTCTTAGTAAGTTTCTTACCATGGGCAGTTCCATCTCTTAACATTTCCTTTGCTTTTTCTGGTTTCAAATCACCACCAGCCTCATGTTTCCACTTCTTTGCATTCTGTGCAAACTGCTTCTTTTTCTTAAGAGAAGGACTATCTCCTTCATGAATTGTAAGCTTAGAGGAAGGAATCTTCTTGTCTCTATCTACACCTACAGCATCATGGAGTGTTCCCCTCTTTGAAGCCTTAATATGTATACCAGCTTTACTAATAGCTTGACTACCAGTACCATATGGATTAGGATTATATCCCTGAGCTGGCTGCACTGTATTTCTTCTCTTAATAGGCTCACCGGGAATAATAGCATCAATAGCTGCTAACCCTGTAGCTATAGACATTGATGGATTAATATCAGGAAGCTGTCCTCTATTTCTATCCCACCATGGAGAATTTTGGTCTTCAGGTTGTGGATGTTGCTGATAATTACTAGCATAATCATAGTTCTCTACCAGCCCATTGGTTTCAAATCCACTATCTATAGCTGTAGCAGGAGACATTATAGGTATCCTAGGAAGAGCTGTTGTCTCCATATTAAAAGCCATAGGCTTATACTTATCCTTTTCCTTTGGAATAGCACTAAGCAATCCTAAATCTTCTTGGCTAGGTTGTTTAAACTTGAGAGTATCAGGTTTCTTTTTAGGCTTGGGATCACCAAACTTAGTAAAGGAGGCTCCAGCTACACACTTAAATGGGGATTCTTTCTTCTTCATTATTTAAAAGATGTTTGATTCTCTGAGAGAACAAATTGACTTATGAGCTTATAGTCTGAGGTATTATCAAGGATATGTCTGATTTTAACATCCTTTCCTCTAATGGGAGTTTTCCTTCCCTGTAGAGTGTAATTCATGTTTTCTTCATTCAAATCCTTATCTAATACAGAACAATTCTCAGTAAATATAGGGAGCGACTTATCCTTAACAACATCCCATATCATATTATAGGAGTATAAGTTATCACTCTTAGTGAAATAAATATTAATACCATCCTCTACAGCCTTGGGATATTGACGTAATAGCTGTAGATTCTTAATAGGTTTAGGATATAAATGCCTTAATCCTGAGCAATGCTCATCATTATAGATGATAGACTTGTTAAAGAATATGTCATCTATAGATATAGCAGAGGTTTCAGAAAGTTGTTTATACACCTTAGTATAACTCCTAACATCCTGTAAAATCATATCCTGAGCCTGATATACAAGAGGAGTTTCTAATATATATGGAGATATTATTCCATAGTAATTGTTATACAAAGAGACATTATTCTCATGTATCCACAAATCCTTATTACCAGAATAGAAGTTCTTTACACCGTCTATATAGTAGTTAGGAAGATAACTGTGAAAGCTAACCCATCTACCTGTATCAAAATTAAACGATATACTGAAACTATTAGGGCAGAAATATGTAGGGTCAAAGAGGGAAATCTTTTTAGTCCCCAAATAAAACTCTCCATTAACATATTTAATATCATCATTAGTTGGTTTATAATCTAGTTTAGTTAGAATGAATCTCCTGCCATTGAATACACCATGAAGACCGACATTCTTATAGTTATTATCTATGTCAAAGGTAGGGAATTTCTTTGATATTTCAAAGGGTAGATGCTGCCTAAAGAAACTAGATACACCACTTTGTTCATCAGTTATATCCTTAGCCTTGTTGCCAGAAAGAAGAAATACTCTTCCTCTCTTGGCATCTACACTAATATGACCAAACTCAGTCTTAAGGAAGAATACATGCTGTGATCCATTATAACCAATTTCAGTTTCAGCAAAATCCAAAGGAGGAGCACCCTTAAAGAGTTTCTCATTTCCAATATAAGCTGCCTTAGGAGTAGAAGTGTCAATAGTCACTAATGCATTGTAAATCATAGACCTATCAGCAAACCTAACTAGAATAGCCCTATCCTCTAATGCTTCTATAGATGTAAGAGGCCCAAATGTCTTTGGAAGATCAAAGGAGGAGGCTGGTCTATATATGAGCCAGTTGTTCCTAGGTTGAGTATCCTCTTGGTCTGAATATATAATCTTAAACCTATTACGCTGATTAAGATCATTCTTCTGCAAGTTGGTAAAATCCAGTGGTATCTTACTATAGAAATGTTCCTTATTCTGCTTAGAATAACTCTTATTATAGTTGTAGCTATTGTCATGCTGTATAGATACAAGGTATTCTTGTAACCACTCATCAGGAATAGTACTACCAACATGAGGATAGAAGTCTCCCTCCTTACTATTATATGCCTGTCTTAAGTCTATATTTACCTCACTCTCTACAAAGAAATAAGGAATACCGTAAGCAAATAAGAATATGAAGCCAAAATCATTAAAGAACCTGTTTCTAGGCCAGAAGAAATGTTTAGGTCTTATACCAAATATACTCTTAAGCACACTAGTACCCTTAGTAGCATCAGTTGAAAACCAATATTTTACACGTCCTACATTGGATAATTCATTATAGAATATATCTGATTCATCAGGGAATATATCTGTACCATCTGGATTAACTCTATTGTCAGTAAAGAATGGGAACTTGCTCTTATAAGCAAATCTGTTAATAAATACATCACCTCCAAAGACAGTTTCTGTAGGTGTCTCCTCATCCTCAAGATTAAAAAGCTTGGCATATCCTGTATCTATAGGCTCATAGGAATAGATTTGTCCCCACTGATTAGGAATATTTTTCTTAATAGAGGCATAATAAGAAGCCACAGTAGATTCATGATCATCCATATCTGCAAAAATGGTTTTGCTTCTATCCTGTGGAGCTGTAGTCTGTTCATGAGTATAGGGAAGTCCCACCTGAGTTCTTAGATAAACTGAAGACTCTCTCTGAAAGTTATTAATAGGTTTATCATCTCCTACATTAAACTTACCCGGAGCTAAATAGGTAGCTATATCCAGATTTCTTATCTTATTACCGCTATTTCCAACAGGTGAAAAATCATAATAATCACCTACAGCATTTATCTGATGAGCAAAATTTCTTCTAGGTGTGAGCTTAAAAATAATATCCAATAAGGTTCTATATGTAGTAAAGGCTGCTCCTCCATCAAATGGCTGATCAGCAACACCATACATACCAGATGCAAACCCTACAATAACACCACTAATAAGTGCTGTAAGGAATGTATTAGCATTGATCATTTGATACTTAGCATGTCTCTTAACTTCAGATATATGACTAGTACTCCTCCCCTTCTCTACAGATTCTATTTTAAGAATGTTTCCCAGTGTTGGTTGATAGAAGGATGTATCAGGAGAATGCATAGTATACCTAAACTTATTAGACTCATCATATATAAGACCAGCTCCCTGTTCATTCTTTAGAAGAATGAAGGGGTCTCTAACTCTTACGTCATTAAATAAGTAGTTAGGAAAATAAGATTCTCCATCCGTAGTAATATCTAATAAGCTACCAGCATCTTGATTCTCAGCTATAGAAGCTGCTAAATCAGCTGCGGCTTCTTGCATAGAGAGAGACACATCAAGCAAGGACTGTAACACTTGAACAATAGATTCTACATAACTCTTCTTATCATTAGTAGATAGTTCTTCATAATAGGCTTGGAAGGCATCAATACCAGTTTGAACCATTCCATTAAATTCATCAGTACCAATTTTATCCTTATTATCCTTAATAATATCCAGTTGCGGCTTAGCATGGTCATAGGCAGGTTGATTACCAGAAGCCACACCGGGACCAGCTCTTTTAAGTAATGCCTGAGCTTGTTCTATAGATGTTGTAACAATATCATCATTTCTACCTATTGTAATTTTAGTATCAATAAGCCTATTATTAGATGTATACTTCAGTACATTGTTAATCAACCCCTTAGCTACAACACTCTTATTATTAACTCTATTACCACGCAATAGCTTTATACCTACAATTCTTTTCTTTTGAGCTTCTGTAAGATCAGATGCATTAATAGCATCAATAAGCTGCTGTACATTAAACTTAATCCCAATAGGGTAAATATAACCTTCTTTGTCATGGTGATGGGTTATAAGATTATCTGGAAATTTATGGTGTCTTATAGGTTTCCCTGCCAATTCTCCCCAAATAGATTCATCACAGTCATAAGTATCTATAGATTCCCAATATGCCATTGATCCATATTCATAAGGACCAGTATAGCAATCATCCATACAAGGATATTGTACTACCTGAGCTACTGGAGGTTCTCCCTTAATAACAGATGGAGCACCAGTAGGTATATTATACATGTAAATAGGCTGGTTAGTCGTAAATACAATATTCTTATTAGCAGCATTATTAGCCTTTATGAATAGTGTATCAATAGGAATAAAACAACCATGGCATATCCATGTATTTGCAGCAGGATTAGTCCATGCTTTTTGTTTTATATCTTGAGTATGTGGTATAGTAATAGTTGCTGTATTAGCAGGAATCTCGATAACAAAAGGACTGCTTGGAATACTATAATAGTTATTTATTTCTACTCCGGGTGGAAGTTCATGTAATTCGAAACCCATACCTCTCCTAATATTACCAATTTGAGTGTATTTCTGTATCATACCAATCTCTAAATAGATAGGTGTAGAAACTGGTTGTTCTATATTAATAGTAATATTTGGCTTTCCTTGCTGAGTACAATTATCATCATCACATGTTATAAAAATAGTAGCATTAACAGTATTAGTGCTATCAGCAGTTCCACCACTCCATTGAATTTCTTCACAAGTTGGTATATAACTACCAAGTTTTTCTCCTGTATTGTAGGTTTGCCATTTTGGTTTTCCTTGCGTAGGAGTAGAACATGGACCTTCACCAGTTACAGAATCTTGATTATCAATCACTATCATATCTGATCCATAGGATTGTCTACCGGGAATATGATGCCTATCAGATTCAGCACCATCATCAAACATTAATACACCCTCAATAGGATATATCTCATCCCTCATATAACCACGTTTATTAGCAGCTACAAGAGGATTTTTATAACCATCTCCAAATTCTCTATGAGTTTCCCATTGAAGCTCTAGTTGATTAAATATTTTCTGATAGGAAATTCTATCCTTCTCTTTTAAATCAGCCCATCCTAATATTTCTTGTACAGCAAATACATCCTTAGCTGTATCATATATGGGAAATATTTCAAATAAATCATCAGCACTTAAATCTAATAATGACTGTCCAGTGTACACTAAATTGATTTGGTTCCTAATATCATAAGTACCTACTAATTGAAAAGAGCTTATGTTATTAATAGTCTTAATAACACATACATTTACGAAGTCATAAATTCCACTTTTATCTAAGTTGGTTACTTCAAGGGATATGGATTTACTTACAGGATAATCAAAATCCTGTGTGGTCTTTAAGGGATCATGAATTGGGATAGGGTTAGTCTTACTGAAATATTGAGTGTAAGGGTTAGAATTTGAGTCAGAATACTGCACTGCAAACTGGTATGTACCAGCTCTAAGTTCTGCATCTCCTTCAATGGCTACTGCCTTAATTTGTGGGATAGCGAAACTAGGTTGTACTTTGAGTTTATTACAATCTACTTCTGCTGTAATAAAATTCTCACAGTTAATATCATTATACACCTCAAGGAATGGGGGATTATCTAAATCAATATAACGTCTAGGATTGAAGTTATCTGTGAAGTAGATTTGTCCACCTCTTGGCACAGATTTCTTAATAGGATGATCTATAGAGAAGTTAAGACATTTGGCATTGATAAATGTGGTGTAGACACAATCCTTAACTGTAGCAATTTCACTATCACCATGTACAGTATCAACAAGAAATAATACAAGAATATCCCTGTCTGGAAGAGATTTTTTACCTATAACAGTATATCCACTCTTTACTTTACAGCAAAGTTCATTACCCTGTTCATTCTGATAGGTAATACTATTGCCATCAAATCCTTGTACTACAGCATTTAATGCATAGGTAGTCTCACCTTCTTTGACTTGTAGGGGAGTGTTATTAAGATTAAGACCAGCAACACTACTGTTATTCTTTATTTCGCTCATCTAATATTAAACTTGTTAAGACGGTTTGCTTCCCTCTTCATGCTTTTAACCTTCTGATCTAGAGTTTGTTTCTTGATTTCTATATCTGCCATTACCTGAGCTTCATACATATCAGCTTTATAGTCTTGCTTTTTCTTATCTAATTGGTTAAATGTCTCATCAGAGACACCATTCCAAAGGGTTTCAAATATCTTATATTTGATATAGGCTTCAACAAAGTTGCTGATTCTTAAATTGTCTGGTATTAATACATTACCATCACAATCTGATTCTTCTGCATAATAAGTTAAATATACATCTCCCTGTCTAAAATTTGTGACAAACTTACCCTCTCTAATATCAAATGTATCTGAGGAGCTTGATCCTCTATTACTACAAATATCACCACAATGATTAAAGGCAGAGATGTTTCCCGGCCTTAATAGGTGGCTAAGCTTATTAGTGTATGTGATTTCTTCATTGATTTTATAAACAAACTGAAGTTGTTCAGGAATACAAACCACTTTACACCTATCCTTATTAGGGTTAAGTAGGTTGGCAGCAAGCATATAATGACTTCCAGCATTTCTAATAGTAGTGGGAGCTGTATTAGTACAAGCCCAAGCTTCTCTTACATATTTAAATCCTACAGGCAAAACAGCTGTATAATCCTCTAGATAGAGAACAGTTTCTGCAATAGGAAGTGTAGCCCTTGACAGCCTGCCTAATGCTTTCTTAGTCCATAGGGGAAATAGCAAATCGTCAATAGCCCCTGTATCGAAATATGATTTAAGTTCTTCCTTAATCATAGCATACAGAGGCTCAGTAGAAACAAACTCATATTTGTAATAGCTCATTTTTTGGTCCAAGTTTTATATATTTGGAAATAGAAGGAGTTTGGTTTCTTTAAGTATTCCTTTAAAATCCTAGAAGTTTTTCTTGCGGTCTTAAAATTCCATATAGAGTATGCCCATCTAGCATCTTCTCTTATCCATAGCCATTTGTATCTACAGCCCTCAGTATGGGAATTCATGTGATAGATATACTTACCAGCTTTCTTAGTTTCATACCAATCTATAGGTAGGTTAATATGGGTTTTACCATCCTTAGTAGTTTTGGTCTTCTTTATTTTCTTTTTATTAATAGTAAATGAACCTAACCCAAAGGGAAGCTTCACTTTATCTCCAGTTTCTAGGATATAGTCCCTGAAGTTATATGCATACACTTCTAATATCTTCTTCCAATCCTTGAAACTAAGTTTAATATCAGGATATGTTTTGCAGAATTTCTCATAAACTTCTCTGCTTGCTGTCCTATAATCTACATGTACTCTCACTGATCCTCCTCTTTAAGCTCTATTTACAGTATCATCTTTATTATCCGAGGTGTGATCCATTGGTATTTTAAAATAAGTACCAAGCAATTTGTTTGACGCCATTTCTATGGCTGTGGAGATAAGATAGCCGGGGACTTTGAATTCTCTATCTAGCTTAGATTCACAGGGCTTCTTATTTGGATTACATCCACATTCAGGATGCAAAAGATAATCACTAGGGTCTGTATCAAAAATAGCTATAATTTTAGCTAATGCTACATTAGGTTTAGTTACAATTAATCTATTATCATGAATAAAATAATATACATCTCTTCCACATAGTCCAAGCTTCTGTAGATTAATATATCGGTTTAGGGGAGCATATTTAAGGTCTTGGCTAAATCCTATATCATATACACCCATAATAAGTGGATAGTTAGATTCTGCTATAGTAGGAAGCTCTAACTTACTACGAGAAACTAACTGAGTACTAGATATACCGCAACATTCCCCTAAAGGAACAGTCTCCATTTCAATACATGGTATTGGTGTAAAAGCACTAGGGCTGTTCCAAAGTTTCCTCTGGTCAGCCTTTTGCTTCATTAATATTAGAGCGTTACCCTTCACTTCAGCAAGGATAGCCCTATCTGTTATTCTAGAGTCACCTAAGAGCTTGTGAATGGTCCTTACCCTACTAACTGTCTCCCTATTTGTCATTTATTATTGTTGTTGTAAAGTTGCCAATTTCCCCTTTATCTAAATCATAGAGGAAGGCTTTAGCTTGTTTTAGTGCCAAATATCCTTTAGAGTAATGCCATTCATCAGTACCACTGAGAGAAGGCAGTATCTCCACTTGAAATCCATTATGTGTGTCCACAGAAATAAATTCTGTTTTTTTACTCTTATGCAAGTGACCTAGTTTAGCAAATCTAAACTTAGTATCTCCCCACAGCTTTGGCTGTTCTGTAGCAAAAATGATACCTAAATCGGACTGTTTCTCTTTGTCTCCATGAGTGAAAAGAAAGCTATTAAGACCAAACTGGTAATACTTCCTAAACTTAGGATCATTGTTAACATTAACATTATAATCATTGTGATACCATGCTTCTAGGATTTCTCCTAACATAAACATTGATGTAGAATCATGATTACCTCTGATGATGGTTACATCTACAGGAGCAATTAGTTTCAGTTCATCAATAACTTCAATAAACAATTTCTTAGCAGCTTTAACAATTTTAGGAAATCTACCATCAGTATCTTGAGGGGTTCCTGCTGTAGTAAGGTTTTCCGCGTTGTCTACATGGAGGCCGTCGTTGCCTAATGGTAGATGTATTCTTCCTATTTGTTCTAAGTTTACTCTGCTAAGGAGTTCTTTAATAGCATCCTTATAACGAGATATAGCTATATCAATATCGTAATCGTTTCCTGATTCTGGATTCCATGCTAATTTACCTATGTGAATATCTGGAATAGAGAGTTCATAGAGTAATCCCTTCTTCTTACCATGCCTTATATTCCAAGCCTTAGCTGGTTTCTGTTCCCTAATTTCTTTGAGGAGAAGTTCCTTCTGAAGGATAAAGCTATTATCTACTTTCTTTTTACTTAGAAATGCTTTTACTTGCCAGTGCGGATGATCTTCATTTCCCCAGTAATTTTGTACATATTTGTCTATATTCCAAACACTTATATCAATCTTAGTGTACTCAATTAGTTCTTCTAAATTATGTATTTCTCTTTTAACTTCTGCTGTCAACTCTGCTGTTCCCTTCTTTATATCTTCAGTGAAGGTTCTAGCTTGTACTGTAATTTGTGGTCCTTTTGTGACTGTTAGCTTACCAGTTTCCTTGGTAGTTTGACCCATGATTGAGTGAAAGTATTCGTTAAAAGCAACTGGGGACATTCCAAACTTTTCTGCTATATATCTTTTCCCTTTCTTCTGCTTCAAATACTTCTCAATCTCTTGTTTTGCTGTCATGTAAATGGTTTATAGATTTACTTAAAACTAGGATAAAGGTAGGTATTATATATCAATGTGCCAAATTGTTCATTAACTATTTTCGTTAATTTGAAAATAAATTAACAGAATCCGTTAACAAAAAAGCCTACAGGTTTCCCCATAGGCTAAACTTGGCTAAACCAATAAAAACCAAGTTTATTAAAGTGTTGTAGTACTTGTTGTTGTGCTTGATGTAGTACTAGTAGTTGTAGTAGTTGTAGTAGAAGGAATACAGCTATTAACCATGGCACAGAAGGAGGACTTAGCTGAAGGGTTGGCATTCAAGTAGTTAAGGAGTTGAGTCCAAACTATACCAAAATCCACAGCATTATTAATAGTCATCTTATTGTTACCATTGTTAGTACTTACTACAGTAGTAATACCTGTAGAATTAGTACCAGCTTCCATTTTATCTTGTAAATAAGATGCAACAGGATCAGCTGATCTAACTTTAACCAGACTATCATCCCCACCACCAGTACCTCCAGTACTATTAATAATAAACTTACCGGGGCTGCTAGATACATCAAAGCTAATTCCAGAGCCAGCTTCTAATTTTTCCTGAAGAGTTCCGGGATCAGCATCAGCACCATTAACAGCTACCCACTTATCTTGCTGAGAGGCAGGAGCAAGAGATACTGTTTTACCAGCACACACATCTCCTCCATCAGTTTGTCCAACAATAAAGTCAGCCGAGAAGGTTAAATTATTCTTAGTAAGAATATTCACCTTAGCTAACAAGGCTCCAAAGGCAGCTTGTAGGTTGTTGGCAACAGAGGAAGGTTTTGTTATACAATCCCATGTCAAATTGTTAATATCAAAAGCAGGAACTGCACAAGCCCTAGCCTTTAAGAGATTAACTGTTGTAACTAAGCTATCATTAGTAGTTCCTCCAGAGAGACAACTAGCAGCATTATTAAAGCTAGGTAGTCCTGAAGGATCAGTACCAAGACCAAGCTCATTTTTAAGTGTAAATATTTGAGCAATAACGTTATCAAATCCTTCTGCAATATTTGTTGGTGTACTAGACCCTGTATAAACAGCATCCCAATCTACAGTAGAAAGATTAATTTTACTATATAAATCAGAAAAGGTGACACAAAACTTATTAATAACTCCGGTAATACCATCATTAGGATTAATACCTGCTGAAGTACATGTAATACCTAAAGCATTAAGAGTATCCAGAGTAGCTTGTGTATTAGACCTGAAATTTTCAAATGTAGTATTAATAAATGTATCTAAAGTAGTAGTGAGATTACAAGCATACTCTGAAATACCCTCAACAAAATCTTGTTCAGTATTAATAACCAATCCTAGACAGGAAGTATCATATAAAGAATAGTTACCAGATATGCTACAAATCTTTTGATCCACCTTAATAAGAATATCTTCCAAGGAGTCGTTAGTCCTGATAGAAGAGCATGGGAGATTTGGACCAGTGTAGAAGGTACATCTAGCATCTATAGTAGTAGCACAATCCCCACATCCCTCACAGCAATCACAGTCAGAGAAGACTGAATTGAAAGACTGAAGTGTGACAGGATTAATATTACTTTGACAAGGAAGACAAGCCATTTATTATTTATTTTAATATTAGTTTACGGAATATACATCATCCAGAGAGCTGCTATAGAGGGCTGTCTTACACTAATAGGTACACCATTACCAGTGCTACCTAATGTTATGTTTGTTAGTGAGGGCCTAGTATTAAGCTCTCCTTCTGTATCATTATTACCTACTGAAGCCTTACCTCCACCATTAGCATCATCTTTAGATGTGTCTATCCCATGAAAGTGGCCCGGATCAACAACTGAGTGAGTATGTGAGGGGAGTTCTGGAACACTAAGTTTATGGAAGTTTTCTCCATTCTTATCACCTACACCATAATTTACATTAGCAGTACTATTAACAGCAGCATTTGGATTAACTACACCATCAAGGGCAGCACCGGGAACATTTCTAACAGCTCCTACAGTAACTCTACCTCTCTTATCTGGTGTACCATGTAACCCATTACAGAGAAATACTCTATCATAACCAACTGAAGCAAGTCCTGCTCCTGTAGAATCAAAATTAGCTAAAGAACCCCAATATTCATAGGCAACATTCTTAAGCATCTTTTCCTTTTCCTGAGGAATGTTATTACCACTACCATCTGGATTCTCTGGAGCAACATAGGTGATTTCCTTTACAAGTGTTGGTAAGTCATTCAGTTTAACATATGTAGTAGGAAGGGCATCAATAATTGACTTATGATAACAAAGTAGATTAACAGCAGAGGCTAATATCTGATTAGACGTTGGGTTAGCTGGTAGACCAGTTAAACAGGCCGTATTAAAACTTACAGCAGGAGGTTTAGCAGCATCAACTAGATTCTTAAGAGTTTGCTGAGTATCTATTAATAGTTGAACTAAATTGACCAAGTTCTTTTCCTTGGCCTTAAATATAGTAAGCAAGAATGGAGCATTATCTAATGTTACATCCTTAAGAACAATACCAGTGCCATTTAGAGCTGCAATTAAGTTATCTATAATAGCTTTATTAAGAAGAGAAAGTGGGTCACCCTTACATATATCAAAAAGAGGAATATCTTCTCCAGTATATTTTACACACTTATCTGGTAGAGGATCACCACAATTATTAAAACAGTCCTTACAGGCCATACTTTTTTATATTAATGTTTTGATTTTGGAAACGATTTGCTTATAGGAATAATTTCTGTAGAATTTCTTATTCTGTGCCAACCTCTTTAACATACTCTTATAGAATATGAGATCACTTAATAGTCTTTCATTGGCCTTGCATTTAAGCATATAGGTTTCTTGATTGTATACACAGTTAGTTAACTCGCTGATTTTCTTATCAATAAGAATCAGAGTTTCCTCTGCTGCACTACAATTAAGACATTTCTTAAGAGAAAAGGATATGAACATACTTAATTATTCTTTGTGCTATTCCCTGACATGCAGGGCAAAGCCCATTTATTGTTTGACAAAATTTAACTCTTGCACCACATCTGGTACAACTTACAAATCCACAGCCCATATTATTTGGTTTTTAAAAAGTTATCAAGCATAGACTGAGCTAGTCTAAGCTTGTTCATAGCAGCTATATCATTGCACAAATTGGCATCAGCTATAGCTCCATTAATTAAATGAATAATCCTATCCAGAGCATGTTTATCTTGATTTTTAATAGTTCCAGTACAGTTAGATATATCAGTAGCAAGGAAACCTTCCCCAAGCTGCCTTTCAATAGCCATGGTTCTGATAAAACTCTTCTCTACAAAATATTTGTCTGCTGGAGCTATAGTATATTTTACTTTCCATATACCATCTGGTAAATCTATCTGTCCACATTCAGGATCAGGCTCAGTACATGATATACCAAGAGTGGTGCTGTTATAAATAGTTAGGTTTTTAGAAGTAAATGGTAGAGTAATTTTAGGATAGCTTGGAGGAGTAATTTGAATTGTAGGAGTAATAATTTGAAAGTTATCAGGATACCAACTGGTATCCCCAATGCCAAGCAATTCTACTTCCTGAGTCTCCAGTATTAGTAAATTAAGGTTAACCTTATTGTTCATTATTAGATATTTTACCTGAGCTGTCTATAAAGATTCTCCTAACATTCTTAGGTTTTTCTATTTCATATAAATTTCTAGCAGCTACTAGTCTATTTTTAGCTATTTCTGTAAATCCATAAGCATCAGATTGGTTTCCACCAAGTACATGATATGTATTCTTGGATTCAGCAACATAGAGACCTACATGTCCTCCTTCTGGCCTCTTAAATACAAGAGTGTCACCAAGTTCTGGTGTTTCCACAGGGTTTCCCCATTCTGCATATTTAAGAGCCCTAATTATATCATAGTTTCTAAGTCCCAATGGCTTACCTGAACTAATAATAACATAAGCATGAGCTGTAGCACACCAAGCCATTTCATCATCCTTAACAATAGATTCTATTCCTAAGGCTTTAGCCCATTCTAGGATTATAGGATTATGTCTTGATCCTTTAACCTCTCTGATACCTACTAACTTAAGTGCCTCTAGAAGCATCCTAGGGGCTGGCTCATCTAGCAAATAACTGTATTTAGCTGGTACTGTACTCATGGTTTAAAATAAAAAAGGGATAGGGAGTTTTTCCCTACCCCTGTTAGGATAAAATATTGTTCTGTCTACTATTAAGGAATCAGCGGAGCTGTAGTCGAAGTAGTAGTTGTAGAAGTTGTAGATGTGGTAGATGTGGTAGAGACATCAACACCAGAAGCATTCTGAGGAGCAGAACCAAGAGCTGCTGTAAGAGCAGTTTCAAAGGTTGTACCTGTACCAGTGGGGAAAGCTACAATAACTGTAAAGTCTTGGGCCACCTTATCTGTCCAGCTGAAATCATCATCATACTCTCTAGCAACGATATAATAAGTATCATAATATGCACCATCAACTACATAGGAAGTGAAAGCACCATTCCAATCTGGATTTTTATGTAAATGTTTGAAGTGGCCTGTCTGATAGCTGTAATACCTCTGTTCAAGCAACTTAATCTCAGCAGATGTACCTGTGGGATATGTAGCCCTCTGGTTTACTGTGAAAGTACCAACTTGTTCACAAGAATCAGGAACATAAAAGTCAACACTCAAATCAGTACCAACTGTAACAAAACCCCTGAAGGTAATTCTGTCTTGCTGGAATTGATTAGCTGTAATGTCAGAAGCCAAAGGTGACTGAACTGGCTGAGCCTTAGCAGCAGCCCTGATAGCCGAAGTTGCACCACTACCTGTCCTAGAGAAGGAGAGGAAGGTAGACAACCTAACATCAGTACCATTAAACCTGTCTGGACCAGCTGCATTCAGTTTACCTACTGCCTGATCAACAATATCCTGAATTTGCTGTGCTGAAAGTGTAGCACAAGGACTGTCACCACAATTGCAACATGGAGCCTTAACAACTACGCTTCTTGTAAAGCCGTTGTAATATCCAATGTTTACAATGTTGGAATGAATCCTAAAAGTGAAGATGATATTGTCATCACACTGGAAACTAAAGCCACCTAGTGTACCAATTTCCAAAGAAGCTGTATCTTCAGCGACTACTTTATACCAAGAGCTAATCCTAGTGGCCGCAATCTTATCTGATTTCTTACTTCCAAGACCGGGAACTTGCTCTCTTCTACCCTGAGCAATCTGAAACCATTTGGCAGCAGCAAGGTTACCTGCATTACCAATACTATAATCTGGTCTATACAAACCTATTGCTCCGGGAGCTAGGTCAGCAGCTATACCAGATGAGGCAAGAGTGCCATTGGTAGCTACAAATACTGTTACAAGAGAAAATCCGTTACCCATTTTTATGAAATTTTTTGTTTGTTTTTTTATTCGTCATTTTGTTTCCTACTCTGACTTGATTGAGCAGCAGGAATATTATCTGTGGACATTGCTAAGTCCTCTACTACTAAATTAACCAGAGCTTCTTTTAGGTAGTACTCTAGTTCACAATCTTGTGTAACACTAATAGTACCATCTAGGTGTGTGTATCCCTCAATGTCAACCATCTGAGGGTACCTTATATAAGAGACGTATAGTTCTTCAGGTGTAAATGTACCATCTGTATATACTTCAATTTTATTACTTGTTAGAGTTGAGAATGTTTCCCTCCAGTCAAAATCTGGCCTCTCATTACTGTTGTTAAGGATTAACTGAACATCCTTGTGTTTAGCAAGGGAATTATTAACACTTAATCTGGCTCTACAGTCACCTTTCTTAGCTATAAGATAGGCATCTATATAGAACATATAAATGGGTACTAAATCTAATAAACTTGCCTCCCACTTATTTAAGTACTTATCAGCTAATTTTGGCTCTAGAGAATGGTTATCATAGGGTTCGATTAAGTTCTCTATGTCTTGGTATCTCTTTATGTTGCCCTCAAATCCTAACTGTAATATATTATTAGGGTTGAGTTTTGAAAGTACAAGTTTAATCTGATTACTGTTAATCGAAACTATCTTGTTTTCATCTGGAATAAACTGATGTTGTGAAGTGGCCTGTTTATTTAGTTTTAAGTCAATATCGTATAACAGGTCTTCAACTTTTATCATTACAATTTTGTTGGTAAATCTTTAACTGCAAGCTTTTGTTCAAGCTCTACAAGGTCCAGTTGGTTTTTCTTATCCATGAAGTGAGCAAGCAAACTGTCCTTTCCTTGGAATACTGTTTGTTCTCCTTCCATGATTTTACCAGCTTTTCCCACTCTATAGATTTGAGCACTTATGGCTTGGTTTACAATATCGTTAATCATAATCTTCTCATCATCCATACCAGCAAACTGGTTAAAAATAACAAGACTATCTGAGTTCATGTATGGTCCTGTTTTCACAATACCATCTTTGAGGAATTGGTCAAGCATGTTATATACAACCTCTTCTCTCTCATTCTCAGTTATGGGTAGACCAACAAGCCTAGCTATTCTCCTACGTTTTTCTAAACCCCATGAGTTAATCTTAATGATTGCATCATTAGCAAGTTTACGTTTATTGTAGTTAATTTGAGTTTCTACTTCATCATCCTTCACATAGAAGTGTGTGTCAGCAGGATATTCTCCTCTCAAATAAGCTTCATAACTTGAAGCAATAGCTGGATGTACTCTAAGCCAATAAAAATCAATGGCTTGTGCAGGTTCATCTAGGTTAAAAATGTTATCACCATCTTTAAGTTTAGCTGGATTAAGTGTATCCCAATATCTGGAATAAGGACCTAAATCTACATCTTCACCTAAGGCTAGTTTAATTTCCTTGAGTCTCTCCCTAATCTCTGCTTGTTTCTGCTCTCTAGTCTCTTTATCCTTAATGGAAAGAACTGATGGAGCTTCTGGATCAAGACCTGTTCTTCTTCTACCTGACCTATCCTTGTGGGGAAAAATCATTCTAAAGGTTCCGGGAAACATACTCATTCCTCTGTCCCTAAGGGATTTATCCATTGTGGCAAATTGAGCTTTGCTGTAGTCTTTAGGAATTACACTGATAACACCTGTTTTAGTACCCATAATATGTAGTTAATTGATTTTGTTAAGTTCCTCAGTATAGTAACGAGCTATAAACTGTTCTGCACAACTAAGGAAAAAAGTTTGAAGAAAGTCCCATAAGGTGGGAAACTAGGGACTCTCTTCGGTGGGGAATAGCTAGTGACAAGTTTAGACCCCTAGCTATTATTATTTAGAATGCTGGTTCTTCTTCAATCAGCACACATCTAGACAAATCTTCGACAAATACATCATACCTGTCATCCATAAAGATTGTGTATGCATCCAGCTTCTGTCCTGCACTATGCCCCTTAGAGGCTGCAAAACCAAGGTGATGTCTACGACCATCAATATAACCCCAAGTCATAGAAGGTCTTCCCTCCATTCTAACTTCTCTGATGTTACCCTTAAGGCTACCATCACCATCAGGAGATACATCAAACACCATATAAATAGGTGTAGATTTCAGGTTCTGACCATACTGTGTTGAGTTCTGTGGCAAATCAAGTTCTCTCAAGTGGGACAATGTAATCTCACCAGTTTCCCTTGTAACCATTCCAGAGAATGCATAGTCAAGAACCAAGTTCTGACCGGAGCCTCTGATGAACCTATTACCCTCTCCAACATTAAAGCTGAAGCTAGAGTTGTTGAAAGCTTCGGTTTTCACAGCTTCTGAGAACTGATCCCATCCGGCTTCATTTGTGAAAATCCTAACTCTACGTCTGGAAATATCTACTCTCCTGTAGAACAAGTCACCAAATACTGTCCTAAAGATAGTAGGTGTGAAGCTTCCTCTTGGATAAGAAAGATAGTTACCGTTATATTTCATCCTGTAGTATACACCAGCAGAAATCTTTTTAACTTCTTGTTTAGTTCCCCTTTCCTTTGCAGTACCGGGTTTTGCCCAAATCATCCTACCAACCTTCATGGAAAGCAACATAATTTTCAGCTGAGCTTCAACAAATGGTTCCCATTTCACCATCGACTTAGTGATTGGGGTTTCGTTAGTTCTCCTGTTAACATACATGATAAGGTCAAGAGGATTGCCTGTTTGAGCATCTCTCAAAGTCCTATCATCAGCCCAACCAGTAATGCTATGCTCAGCACCAAGACCTGATCCAAGTGATTCATACATAGTGTACTTATCACCAAAACCTGGGAGTCCCGGTAAATCCTGAGTAAACTCACCTGTTGTAATGTTGATCACTTCATATTCAACACCTACATTCAACCATCTCTTATCTACGAAATCTGTAGCAGGGTTAAGGGTGACAAGGGTGAGGGTATAAAGCCATCCACTATTATAAACTTCAGCTTCTTTGACAATTACAAATTGCTGACCATACATCTTATCAGCTGTGATAATCTGATTGATGGAGAAATCCTGCTTGTCAAAAACAAGTTGGAAAGTCTGTTCATCAATACCGATTCTAGCTTGATTATAAGTATCTGCTGGTACTGCAACAAGTTTAGGCTGTCTGTAAGGAGCCTGAATGTCATACTGGAAAGCATCAGTGTTCCCCTTAATAAGGAAAGGAGTACTGTCATTCAGCATGGTCAAGAAGTCATTGGCATACAATGAACTCTGTGTGTAGAGAGTAATAAGTTTCTTGTCGTAATCAGCAGGAGCTTCACTATGAAGTGATTCCAAGTGATTGGTGTCAGTGAACCTACCTATAGCTCTTTGATCTAGAGATGATACTCTGGCGTACTGAAATCCGGTAAATCCGGGAAGGGTGTTTAAAGCCATTTTCTTTTTTCTTTTTTAGAAACTATTAGTTCGTTTATTTAGTCCATGACCATGCAGAGGACTGTTGTTTATTTGGGTCTTCTTTTTTACTTGTTGTTTTCAGTCCAGCTTTTTTAACAGCTTGAAATGCTTCCTTGTTTTCAATAGAAACTGTTTTCTTCTTAAACTTAGAGAGAGTGGGATCAGTCTTTAACATCTTCAGTAACATAGCCAATTTCACTTTCATTGGGAAATTTTCCGGTCTCTGAAGTTCTAGTATTTCCTTATCGAACTCTGTAATTCTAGTTCCGTCATTTAACGCAAACCCTTCATTTGTCAGCATCTTATTCACTTCAGAAGCAAATGCCTGATCTACAGGTATACCATCAAATTCCTTAGTAGTGATCTTCTCATTCAGGATTTTAGCAACTTCAGATGTATAATGCTTCTTAGCCGCATCCTTCCTAGCTATATCCTGTTGTTTCTTAGCAGTTGTTTCAGCCAGAGCATCTTGTTCTCTTTTAACGAGGATAGCTTTTGCTTCTGTAGCTTCTTCTTCTAAGTCTGAGTAGTCTTTAAGTCTCTGAATTTTCTTATTAATATATTCAGTACTACGTTTTTCACTTCTTAATAGTTCCCTTACAATTTTCTCCTGATTGGTTTCTTCAGTTAAATCTATAGAACTAATGTCCTTTATAGCTGAATACCTCTGGAAGTAATCTTCAGGTTCTATGCCAGATACAAATACGTTTTCAAAGAATTCAACCTTATCAGGTCCAAACCTTGAAAGAAACTGTTGGAGGTAGTTTTCAGCGTGTTTATACACTTCGCTATCAAACCTTGCTACAAAATCCTCTGGAGTAGAAATCTTAATGTCTTCTTCTCCTTCATCCTTTGTAAACCTTCCTAGGTTAAACAAGTCCTCAGAAAATACTTCATAGAGATTTACATCTTCTTTGTTATCGTCAGGCTTACTGTCATCAGTTTTGTTGTCTTCATTTCCTTCTTCATCACCCTCTTTCTTTTCTTCTCCGTCATCTAGAAACTCATCAAGTTCATTCTTGTCAAGTTCTTGTTTAGGTTCAATAACAGTCTTAGGTTCTGTTTCTACAGTAACTTCTTTCTTAATAGCTGGCTCTTCCTTTTTAGGAGGAGTAGCAGGAGTAGAGGCAGGTTTAATCTCATTAGGGTCAGAGGATAAGAAGTTATCTAGTTCCTCACCACTAATAGTACTAGGAGACTCAATTCCCGATAAGGCGTTTCTGAAGTCAAATGGACTATCTGGCATATGTAGTTTTTTATCAGTTTGTTATGTAAAAATATACTAAGTTAAGTTAATGGCAAAGGATTAAGGGGTTAAAAGGGTCTTTTTCGTCCTTAATATAGCATTAGTCATCGTCATCCTCAGAATCTTTTCCATCATCTTCGTTAATTTCTCCCTCTTTAGACTCATCTAGGTCCAAAACAAGGTCTTCCTCATACTCATCTACCCATTTCTTATGGACACTGGCATAGGGCTCGTCTATTAACACCTTCTCAAAAACGGTTTCTATAATAGTCTTAGTAGATGTATATTTAATAATAGTAATAATATCTTCGGTCCTCATAGTAATCATCCTATACACCCACTTGGCATTCTGTGGGGGTATACCTAATTCCAGTCTCTCATTTTCCATATCTGACTCTGACATGAGAAACACTTTAGCCTTTAGTTGGATAAGTCCCATTATTTCTTTTTAGCTGGTTTTTTTGGTTTATTGCTGGCATTAATCCTAGCTACCTTCTCATCATTAGTCATTTGCTCCCTTTCTACTTTAATCTTTTCCCTCTCTAAGTCATTCTTACTTAATAGTTCCTGTTGCTTCATAGCCAGTTCTTGTTGTTTCAGTTGAGTGGCTGTTCTATGCTGATCCTGTTCCATACCAAGCCTAGAAGCTTCCAATACATCAGGTATAGAGTTAGAATTAGTATCCTCACTCTCAACCTGTCCAAAGCCAGTTGCAGTAATAATAGCCTTTCTCTCATTAGAAAGTCTATCCAGAGCTTTCTCCTGAGAAGACCAAACTCTTTCTTTTTCCTTTTCTTCAGCCTGAGCTTGGATTTGAGCAGCCACTCCCTGTTGCTGGCCCTCCATTTCCTGCTGTTGCATTTGTTGTTGCTGGGCAGCAAAGGCTTCTTGCTTCTCCTTAAGACTTTTAAATATATCCCTCATTTGTCTAATACTACTAGTAGCATACAATGTTGAAACATCATATACACTGGCTCCATTTTGAAGCATAGCTTGAGCCAATTGACGCAATTCTTGGAATTTCCTTTCATCCTCAGCTCTAGATGTAACATAAAGCTTAAGCTTCCTCATAGAAAGCTCATCAGTATTAATACGCATAAAGGATTGCTCTCCCTGAGTATTAACATATGATAGTGTGGAGTCAGGTTTCTTTAGAGCCATATACTGAGCAGCATCTATTATCCCCTGATATACCTGATTCATAAAATACTCTTGCTGAGCAAAATATGGTTCTGTTTGAGCATAACTTTGTGTAAGTTCAGTTTGAGTAGCTGTAGCAGTTTGGGTTGCAGCTATGGCGCTAGTTCTGGCTGGTGATATACCAACAAGAGCCCAAGCCTCCAGTTTCACTTGTAATGCAAGTTCCCATCTGGTTCTGATTTCCTCACTACGTCTCAAGTCCAACGCTTTATAGTTAAATAGACCTTGAGGACCACCCTTGAGGTTTTCAGGACTATCATCTGCATAAACAGTACCTCTAGCTCTCATCTCCTGCTCCATTATATCTACAGCATCAGAGCCATCACTATCCTTAGACATAGGGATAGTTCTAAGAGAACTTAAATACACCATACCATATTCCTTCTCTAACAGCTTGAATATCTGATTCATACAGATATTATAGATAGTCTGGAAGTATTTAAGCATATCAAGGAAGCTTTTCACTTCACTGGTATTCTTAGCCTCATGTACTACACCAAACAATGGGCAATAGTCTAGAAGCTTGAAGGGCTCCATGTGGTAGATTTCTGAGCCTATGCGGAGTAGCTTATACCACTGGTTTACATATTCCCATTCAACACTCACTTCATTGGGTATCTTCTGGTAGCTATCATCTACATATGTGGTTTGTTCCACACCTTCTTCGTCAATATATGTTAATAGTCCTATTTTGGTCTTACCCAAATAGTATCCTTGGAGAACAGTAAATTTGTTATCAAAGCTATTAGCATTAGCTGGATGTTTACCTAGGTAGGCATTGGCAAGTGTCTGGTTTCCCATAAACTGTCCATCAGTAATAAGCTTATCCTCTACTACTCCTTCGTGATATGTATCATATTTGAAACTGGCGTCCCCAGTTAAGTTAGTATGTAAGTTGGATTTTCTACCCACCATATTAGGATACTCGTTACTAAGCTTCCTTAAATGATCTATTTCTTCCTTAGGTAGTTCAAAGTTCTGGATGATTTCAGAGATTTCCATAACATCCAGTATACCAGCAGCCCAAGCTCCATCATTTCTTCCAGAGGGATCAGACAAGTATTTAGAGTCATCAGACATGAGTTTCCATATCTTAACTGGATTCACTTCCTCTACAGCAAAACCTATATCAGTCCTATTCTCTTTAATATGCATACCATTTCTGGCTACATATAAGAAGTCCCTCATAGTTTCCTCATTCTTCTCCTTCATGTTGAATTCTAGCTTAGACCACTCAAGGATTTTGCTAGACCATCTCTCAGCCATGGATGTGTAGTCAGTAATGTATTCTGCTACTTCCTCTAGGGTCATTCTATCCACTTCTTCATCTGAAGGTTGTTCCCCACCCTCTTGAGCTATAGACATAAGGATTTTATCCTTTGCTGTCTGGAGGATATATTTCTGCATTATCTGAGTCCTATACTGAAGTTCTTCATTCTTGGACTGCTCATCAATAGCTTTGATCTTAGTGAAGTCTGGTCTTTTACCCAGTTCACCTATCATAGTGGAAATAGGAGGATTAAGGATTGAGTAATGTTTAACATGTTCAGGCAAATCTACCTCTTTAAGTAACATATCAATAAAGTCCTTAGCATCATCATTAGCTGACATGAAGAAGTCCTCTTTACGTAAAATACCCTTAGCTAGGTTATAGTTATGGGCAAATGTATTAGTATTGTTATGTACTTGTGAGTGGGCTATATTACCATAGTAATCACATAGCTGCTTAATATAAGCTTTTCCAGTCTTCTCTTTCTCAGGAACAAATAAGTCTGGTACAAACCTACTATCAATATCAGGGTAATCCGTCTTAGTTATTATCATTTTATGTGAATAGTTTTATCCTACCCTTTCTTTTATTGGAAGGTATTATTAATGTTGCACCACCCCCTACTATACTGAGGGATACTCCTGATTTGTAATGTTTATATAATCCCGATATTCTAGGGTCTGTGGAAGAAGTAAGTTTCCCTATTTTTCCATCTAGTGCTTCTGCCATAGCAAATGCTAAGGAAGCAGCTATCACCCTATCAAAGTTATCTACGTCATTGAATTTGATGATTTCCTCTAGGAGCATAGGATCAAATATTCTATTAACACCCAATACTTCTCCTGTTACAGAGCCATTCTCATCCTTCATCTGTAGAATCACTTCTTCCATATACCTCTTAACACAACCATTAAGCCAATCTCTCACCTTCTCACTACTTCTATGGACACCAAAATCCTTACTAACAGTTGTAGTAGGGACTATTTCACGTAGCCATGCTGGTTGAGGCTCTAGATAGTGAGTATCATTCTTCTTCTTCATGTACTCTATGAATGAGATTTCATCATTCTCTACCAGAGTTCTGGCATTGTACATTTTTATTAATAGTCTAGCCTGTTCATTCCACTCATCCTTCTTCTTGGGTCTCCCAACATAAGAGGCTACAATCATGTTCTGATACTTCTCTCCTATAAGACTATGTTGCCTTTTGAGGATGTAGACAGCTCCCAAGGAGTCTGAACTCTTAGCATCTGCATCCCTGTAACTATCCACACCTGCTACATATAAGTTAGCTGGAGGATTTTCACTAGGCCACTCATATATCACTACTGGTGTATCTGTAGACTGATCCTTTACAGGAAATTGGGTAACAGGTAGCTTATCAGTAAACTCATGAGCAATTTTTTCTCCATCATGGAATAGTCTAACATAAGTACCAGTTTTACCTAGAGCTGTTAATTTCTTTAATTGCTGCTTAGCTAAGTCTGTATCAAAGATATTACCCTCAACCATTAAAAAGCTATCTGAAGGAACTAAAGGCCAATAGGCTTTAAACTTCAGAATAGTCTTACTGTTTCCAGAGGATTTAGCTTTAGCAAACTCAGGTTCCCACCATTCCTTAAGAGCCCTTTCCTCATTAGATACAAGGATGGTAATTTTCTCTAGGTCTGGATGATGTATGCCTAAGTAGTCTGCAAGGGTTTGTTTTTCCTTAAAAGCCATCTTAGCCATAGTAGCAGGAATAAACCTACCAATTTTTTTAGGAATCTCTTCCCATGTGTTATCAAAGGATAACATGTTATAACCATCTGGTGTGCAAAACACTTCAGCAGCTTCCTTACCCTTTTCCATGTCTCCACCAGTTCCAGTTACCATAACCAGACAGGAAGGCTTAGTACCTCCACCTGACCACCAGCAACCATCACTATCCTTAATACAACCAATGAGGTTAGGGATAGTCCCTTCCTCATCTATTAAGTGGAATCCCGGTCTAGTACCATTAGCAGCCATGGTATTAGTACCATCCTGATAATTACGCACTAGGATTCTAGAGTTAGAACTTTTAGGATGTGCTAGCCCTGAAGTTTTTTCCTTCCAGCCAGCCCTAATTTCCTTTTTCCAATCACTCATCAATCTCTTCTTCTGAAGCATTGGATGAATATTAGTAAGGCCATCCTCAATCTTATCAGTAGCCAGCTTAATATAAGTGGCAGCACCTCCAGATATGACAGACTCTGAGTTACTAAACAGAGTGTATTGCCAACCAGCTCTAGAGGCAGCAATGATAGATTTACCAAAGTCACGACTTCCCACTAGGTTGTAGAACTTGCCCTGATCATCACAGGCTACGAAGTCTCCTCCAATAGTCCATTCCAAGTCACGTAGAAAAGGAGTGGCTATTATTCTAGGTTTTCTCTTTGTCTTAGGGTCTTCTACATACATGGCAATTTTCCAATACACAGTATGCCAATAAAGCCATCCTGATATATGCACTCTGTCATCAGCTAGATAGAAGCCATTACGCATTCTATTTAGTTCTCGTTTCCAATAGTTATTAAACCTAACTACACCAGCCTCATCTGTAGGATCATAGACTGGTTCTTTTTGTTCTGGAAACCAGATGTTTACGGTTTGTTGGGTATAGTCGTTAGTTGATGCTATCATCTTCAAATGGTGTCAAGCCTTCATTTCCTCTGGCCTGCATCTTTTTCTTTTCCTCTCCTTCTCTGAGAGTGTTTACTGTAGCCAAAAGGCTTAAATAGTTTTTCATTGTTTCTTGTAAGAACTTACCCTGTACTTCAACAGTAGCAACCACAGAACTAAAAGAGCCTCCAGTTTTACTGCTCTTCATTTCTGTCCTGTCCACTAGAGTAGCTAATGGATGAGCATCTACATACTCTTTCCACTGTTCTAGTTGTGATTCGGCCCATTCAAGTTCATCAGTGATGAAGTTATTTGTCTTCCGTGCCATGTTAGAATTCGTCTTTTGGTATGGGTATTCCCATAAATAAATAATCTTTAAAGGTATCTAACCTATAATTAACAGATTTGAGTTCTTTAAATTTTCCCTTAAATTTCCTGATTAGATTTATAACCTCTAACTCAAGCTCATTGTCCTCTAATTCCTTTAGAGATAGATTTAAATAGCTGTTAGCTATAAGCTCTTGGGTAGGTCTACTGTCTAAAGTTACCATAATGTAGTTGTTTGTTAGTTACCTAACATTTAATAGTCATCCTCTTCATCACCAATCCTTAAATCTACTGCATCAGCTATAATAGCTTCAATAGAGGGTTCAGGTTGGGTGTCATATTGAAGAGTATCACTATATTTTTTAATTGCCTCATAAAGGCTTTTATCATTCATAGACCAAATGTTTCCATATTCATCTGTGGCTGTAGAAATGTGCTTACCCATATTATATGTAGGGTGTTGCTTATGCAATTCCGTCAGTAGCTTTAGGGTTTCGGTATAATAGTTTTTCTTTGCCATATCTTAAAGAATAAGTCCTGTCAATTCTGCTTTCACTTTCTGTGTCATTTCTCCAGCTTCTCTAGCTATATTTTCTATAATGCCATTTTCAATTTCTAAAAGAATTTTGATAAAGCCATTAATAGTTTTAATATTATCTTGATTTACATTAGTAGTAGAGATAAGCTGTCCATAGAATGTTAAAGCACTGTTTAACCTATCTAGTAATTTGTACTGATCCATATTTAGTTATTCTTTTGGTTTTTAAATTACATCATCCGGATTAACATCTGAATCAAGAATATTAATAATAGCAGGAGAGCCGTCTATAGGAGGATCATTCTCTCTGATATATACAGGTACTACAATAATACCACCTACTTCATCTAAAACTAGGTCCGCTAATCCGGTTCTTAAACCACAAGAAGACAAAGCCTGAATTAACTCTATTACTCTTACATTCTTAACTGTTACCATTTGATGCTTTATTTATTTCGTCTGATTCCTCTTTACTTACTACAGGCATCCATTTGTTAATAGGACACTGGCAGTGTAAACATCTTGTCTTTGTGTTAAGCATACAACCACAATGTCCACACTGAGGAGATGCTCCTATTTTTCTAAAGTACTCACAGTTAACACATATAGACATTCTTTCCTTATGTGTCTCATCTATGATTTGGGCTAAATGAGCTGGAGGAAACATTTGGTTTCTAAGTCCTTCAGCTAGTCCTTTCCAATCCACTTTCATTCTGTCTCTCTTTTAGTTCAATCAGGTAATCTTCAGCATACTTAAGTCTGCTTTGTAACCCGATTCTTTTAGTTTCTGATAATTCGGTGTCCTCTAATTTAAGAGTTAGCTTATTAATAAGGGATTCTATTTCTCCTATTTTATTAATAAGCTTTGTAGGGGAAAGCAAAAACTTACCAAACCAGCTAATTTCTACACTGTTATTAGTCTTAGTAGCTTCTAGTAAATCCTTAAACTGGAAATTAATTACTTTTTCCACAAGCTGTTCAGGCTTTAAAGTCTTAATAGCTGTTTTAGTTATTAATACTTTCCTAATTTTATCTGCCCTAACAAATTCACTCTCCATTAAGTAATTTTATTTGTAATACTATATCGTCACTAAAATCCAAGTCAAGGGTGGGGTCTAATCTATACATCCCATTTGTTTTTATTAATAATCCAATCTTAGCCAACTGACCCTTAAGATTCTCTATAGAGTCTAATGAGCTATTGAATATTTCTACGAATTCCTGCCTAGCTGGAAGAGGTGTTATAGTTCCTCTTAGAGCTGTAAAGGATAGAAGCTCAATCTGTCTTCGGGTAAGTTTCCATCCCATTAAAGCAGAGAGTATGGCAAAGTATCTCATGCCCTTTTCTATTCTATCCTTTATGTTCCTATTTAGTTTCTGTACAACCATTGCTAAGCAAAGATACGAGTTTTATACATTGTTCAAAATTTTTATACATAATTAATGCTATATTAAGCCAAAAAACCTCATTTTATAGAGGTTTTTCTACAAAATGAGGCTATAATTAAATTTTTGTATTCTTATCTATGAATTTATTTGGGGCATTATCAAAATCTACTCCTACTGTATTGTCTATCAGGTTTATAGTAGTAGATTTTATAGCATCTCCAATCAATGGCTTTAGCTCCTCACTTGTCCCATCTGTATAATGTATAAAAACAGAAATAACATAAGGCTTTCCTGTTCTTGATGTTGTTATATAATGTATTGTCTTATTCATATTAGACTTTTTAGTTGTTGTTGTGGTGGTGGTTGTATTAGGTTTCTTAGTAGTAGAAGTAGTCGTAGTTGTTGTGGCTGGAGGAGGACCATCAGTAGGAATAATTGGATGAAATCCATCAGCAGGATTAACTAGCCTAAATCCCGGAGCATTACTAAGTAGGAATTCACCCGGAGTTATAGTAGGTGTTGGAGTTGATCCTTCTACACCGGGAGAAAAGGCTGGTTTAGTAAATACAATAGGCAAAATAGAGTGTTGATTAGTTACTGGTGTTACACCATATATAGTAGTATAGGCTGTTCCTCCAGCATTATTAATCCATGTACTCCATTTTTTAGTTACATCATACAGATTACCACCTACTTGTGTGTCATACTTACTAGTAAGAAACCATGAAGGAATACCTAATTCAGCCATAAGAGCAGCTGCCAATCCATTATTACCATTACCCGGAGCTACAAATACTACACCAGAGAGTTGCCTGAGGATTTCCAAATCGGCATTGTTCCAGAACCCATATCCACCTAAGGAGTGAGCAATTACACTCACATAGTTAGCCTTTAGAATTTCCTTAGCATACTTAATAGCCCCAAGTATTTCTGTCTTAGTATATGTTAAATCAGGACCAAGAGCTACTACATTGTAATTCAATGTATTAGCCTCAGCATAAATATTAGACACCACTCTCCTATCAATAGCTTCAAGTTGTGCTCTGACAGTTGCCCACTGTTCTATCCTTCTACCAGCTATTATCTCAGCCTTAGCCTCACCAATTCCGGGCATAATTACAATAGCGTGTTGTCCCTCTCTATAGTGGTCGTTTTTGAGCACTACCAAGTTGGCTGCTATTGTACTATTCTTCTCAAATATTAATTTTTCCATTATCCTCTGTTTTAGTCATTGTTCTATCCATACCAAATCCCTTCTGCTCAGTCCATTTAGGCTGAGAAGCGTCAGTAGTTATATACTTAGGAAAGGGATCATCCCTATATATAGGCTGTGTTGGTTTAGGGTCTTCCTTTAATAGTGTTATAAGCTCATCTAATGTGATGTGTTTCTCATCTAATAGCCTCTTGACTATTAACATCTTCTGTTCATTATCTGTAATGGTCATATTATGTTTGTTTTTTATATGTGCAAATATACAATAACTATTCCAACTATCCAAATTTATTCTAATCTCCTATAAACCAAGTTATATTAGAACTATACTCATCCTCATGTCTATAGTGGGGAGCATCAGGATTCTGCCTCAGTTCTGCTATCCTAGGCTTATTAATACTGGAGGCATAGGCCAATGGGCTAGATTGATTTCCTATGAATAGCTTACAACTATTAATGGCATTGAATGTCTCCTGTAGGTGGTGTGTCACCAGAGGGGGTACAAGTGCCTTTAGAGGAAACTTCTCCCATTGGGCTATATCTGTACACAGAAACTTAATATTGCCTAAATGCTCCTCTAATAGGTCCCACCACCTACTATTAGTATACTCTCCCCATGGCCTAATGCTACGATTAACTATCACCCCCTCAAATTGCTCTATAGGATTAACTATCCATGCAAAATCTTTAGGTGGGTCTATGTCTGGTAGGAATGTACTGAAATACACATCAGTCCATGCTCTATTGAAGAGCTTAGGACTATTCCTAAATTCATAAAGCCTAACATCTATCCTCTCTCCGTGATATATCTGGAAGCTACTAACAAAGGGTTGAGCTAACACCATTGGAGCCAGCTCTAAGAATGTGTTATATATTCCCGTTGTAAATCCATCCCCATGGGTAGACAAATATAAGTCTGCCTTTTCTCCTGTTTGGGAATATATATAAGAGGGTATTACCAAACTGTGTATGGTATCCCCTAATTTCCCACCCAACAAATATGATTTATTCATAATACTATTATTGCCCATACCATTGTCACTATTATCATTGCTAATAATACAACCGTTACTACTATACCATCAATATTACGCTTGTTCTTCACAATACTTAATATAAGATGCTTCAATTTCTTTCTCAAACTTCTTCTTAGTCCATAGACACTCAAATACTCTTCCAGAGAATGTATTAACAATTGTAATATCAAAATGATCTGTTCTATCCTCAGGCTCAAATTCCTCGCCACCATCCTCAGTCCATCCTGATATGTCTGACATATGCACTCTAGCCTTTCCACTCACCCATGTAGGTTCTTCATCCACTATATCCTCTCCATCCTGTTTAGCCTTCCTAAGAGCTTCCTTAATAGCCTTCTGATCATGTACTTTAATCGGAAACTCAAAAAATCCTGATAAAAAACCCATCATTTAATATTTAATAATTTCTGTATTTGTCTAAACTCATTAATAGAAGGACACCTACCCACATAATGACTCTTAACACCATATATATCTAGTATTTCTCCATCCCAAGTGAAACTTCTTTCATCATCCTTACTGACAAATACCATAGGAGCACCATCTAATGATGTGGCAAACTCTCCCACTTGATGCCCACTAAACTTCCACCCCTCTCCTTCTATTTGCTCCTTAGTTAAATAAGGAGTTCTAACATATTTAGGATTAAATCTTAATAGTCTCTCTACATGCTCATAAGACAACAGACTGCTTCCTACTTCATTCTCCATCCACTTTCCCTGATCTACTGTTTCTACTGTATATCCCACTTTTATATCCTCTATAGAGGGTGTGAAATACTTATTATAGTCAGGGATGGGAACTTTATTCATTCCTCCACCCCAGTCTCCTGTTAAATATCCGTCTTCTACTACCATTCACAAAATGTTGACAACCAGACTCTTGCAGCCTTCTCGTTGTATTTGTTTAACGAAAATATTTGAGACCATTCAAAGAAATACTTAAATGACATGGCCTGTTCTATTTTCTTAACAATATCCTCCGCTGTATTCTCAGGGATTTTATTAATAACTGGGGCCCACTTAATAGCATCACTCACCACTATAGGAACATGCTGCAATGTAGAATCAGCTGCTATAATATTAAAGGACTCACTGAATGAGCACTGTAAATTTACATCCATTGATCCTAACAACTGTAGGAAATCAGTCCTGTTCATCCATGGCAATTCCACCAGCTTATGCTGAGGGAACTGTTTAAACAGGGAAATGATATTCTTATATACAGTTTCCCCACCCTGCTCCTGCCTTGTAGTATTCATAAAGAATGTCAACTCCTTATTATGCTTATTAGCATATGTAATGGCAGCAACAGCCTCTATTAACTGATTCTTTAGAGGACGAATAGCCCCAAAACATCCTACATTTACTCTCTTTAGGTGGGGTTTCTTAGGTGAGGAGAAAAAATAAGCCAGCCTCTCTCTAGTAAACTTCCTATTGTTATATTCATTAGTCCCTACAGAGTGGTATATGTTAGGCAAATATCCTATTCTCTTATCCTTTCCATACAAATTACGGAATTCATGGGTGGTTTCCTCAGAATTAAAGGCCACTCCTGTCTCCCCATCCTCAATATACTCCCCAATCCAACCCATAGCTATCCCCTCATTCTGTAGGAATGACAACTCAGAGTGAATTCTGACAATAAATTCGACATTAGAATGTAGTTTAGCCACTTCCCTTATTTTAGCTGGTGTCACCCATAAGGCTTCAATTACACACGCATCTGGCCTATAGTTATACACTTCCTTGTCTACACCATTACCATCTACACATTGAACCACCTTGGTTTCATAACCCAAATTGTAGAGTTCTTCGGAGAGGATAGTAGCTGAGTTGTACAGCCCACCCTTCTTAGAGTTGGAATAGTCTCCGTATTCCACACCCTTCTTCAATAAAAATAGTATTTTCATAGTGTTAAGTTTTATTATTGTGATATTGTTCCTAGTAATTTACCAATAGTCTCAAGAGTTTGTTTCCTTATATTCTCATCCAATACCTCGTATTTAAGTACTATTAACAACCTAGTTAATGTATCAATAGCCTGAGCTGCTTCCTGTTGTGTCATACTAATTTATTTATTGGTTTATATTGGGACAACTTTTATGCCATTTGTCTTCTTACTCTTAGACGGAATCCTTATTAATAAGTATTTAGACGTCATTTGCTCTGTCCATCCTCCATCCAGTTCTATAGCATGATCTATAATAATATGTGTAGAAATTTTGGCTAACCTACCATGCTGCTTTATAAAACTCATGATTTCATTATAGCCATGCTCATTGGTAAGTATTAATACTGTCTTAGCTTCCTTAAATGGGTGGGCCAGCTCCACTACTATATCCTCCACCTTACTAAATCTCTGTATCATATTATACTGTTAATAGTTTTACTTCCTTTACTTTACAACTATCCACCCCATCAAATAATACTCCCCAATAGTTATTATAAACATCATAAAACACCTTAGCTTCAGTAAACCTGACAGCCATAATTGTTCCCTCTAGGAATTCATCAGTGATTCCAAGGGAATTCTGGTGTCTCTTCATAGGACGAAATTCTACTGCCTCTCCTATTGCAAAGGAGGAAAAAAACTCATTAGTCATAATTGGTTGGTTTTAATTTAGATCAAAGGTAGTACTAATCAATTTTAATACCAAATTTTTTTTAAGTTTTTTTGTTATTTTTTTTTCTTTTTATATTTTATTCCTTTTTTAGAATTTTTGGGATATTTATAGGTGGTAGATTGACCCCACCCAAGCCACCCCCACTAAATGTTGTGGTCGGGGGGTATCCCCACACTTAAACAATTAAAACTTAAACAATTATGAAACGTTTCACTATCGTATCAGTAAACAAGACAGCTGCTGGCAATTACTCAGGTTATTCTAGCATGGGAGAGAGAGTCCACATCTATGGCAAACAGTATGAGAATGCTGGCAGTCCAACTGGCACATTCTACGTTACTGCTGAACCAGTAGAGTATGATGAAACCGATGACAAGGATCAGCCAACTGGTGTCAAGTTTGTCAGGCTCACAGCTCGTGGAGTGTTTGCAAATGCTGCTGCTTACGCTGATGCTGCTACTGCTGACATGGCTCTGGACATTGCAGTCCTTGCTGCTCGCAAGAAGATTGGCCTTGCCAATAAGCTTGATGATGCTGAGCTGTCTAGGCTTCTGGCACAGTCTATCTAATATTAAGGGGAGGCTAACGCCTCTCCCTTTTTCCATATATAGATAGTCAGCTTAAACACTATTAATACATAATATTGAATAGATTAAACAACTGATGTATTTCTTTAGAGGAATACTATATACAGTAGTCTAATATGGTTAACGCCCAATTAGGTGACTATTCTTTGTTATGTATTAATAGTTTTATACATTTTCACCGGTAAAATACCGCCATTCACCGAGATTGTCCAAAAACACCGAGAAAACACTCCATTATATATAGTATATACATAGACATACATATATTCACTCTATAGACACCATATTTATTAACACTATTAACACTATTTATCATGGATGAGAAAGAATTAGGCGATTTCCTTTGCATTTATACTGCAAATTGGGATAATAATGACTAAAAAGAGTGTAAATTGTTAATAGTGTACACATAACACACTATTCTCTTAATACTCTTTACGCTTAAAATAGTCCTAATACAACATTAATATAGCATTAATATACAATTCATTGGTTTATATCCTTCTAGAAGGTTATATTCTTAACCTATTGTCTCATAGAAGACAACTGAGAACAACTGGCTAAACAGTGGGGATGTATTGTATATTAATGTTCTTTGTTTTAGAGAGCCAATGACTATGGCTGTACACTATTTAGTGTAGATATAAGGATTTATTCCATAGTTCCTGATAATGCTAGCAAGAGGGTAAAGGCTAGATAGGTATCACTACTCTTTTTATTAATGTTCTTTTTATTCACTTATTAATACCAAAACTATGTTAAATACTGCAAACCCAGTTAGTTCTTTAGAAACTGTTACATATTCAAGTGGTTTAGATGAGAATGGTATAGTATATTATATTAATACTCCTGATGGGGAATTAACATTATATACTGAAGCATTTAGTCTATTCTGTTCTCTTATGGCTCAATTGGAGAAGAATTTAGTTCGTATTGATTATTAACTCATTATTATATGCCGGATTAGTTTTAATTGGTAGAACACCTAGTGCGCTAGGAGATGGGGGTTTGAATCCCCCATTTGGCTGCTTGAATAGTTATTAACGAGGCGTCAGTATACGCCTACAATGAGCTTAGTAGTTCAAGAGATTCAAGATACATATTATTAATACATTTAATTCAATTGTTATGATATATAACTCAGCTCCAATGACAATGGATAAGTTATTCTCTCTTGGTAAGTGTAATTTACGTGATATTATCTCTGCCGGAGAAGTGTGTTCTCTACTAGATGGAGATGATTACATGGCTCTTGGTTGGCTGAATGCGGGTATTAAGTTGCCTTCTTATCAGTTTGAAGAGTTGTATTCTAACCGGAGTGGCTCTTACTGTATTTATATCAATAAACAGTTCAGAGCCTACTATTGTGTAGATATGGGTGATTAACTCACTCTCTAGAGGATATAACATATAGATGTGTTATTTATAGGTTCGATTCCTATTATCCTCTCATTTATTAACTCACTAAACTGTTATTATATGACTCATTACTTAACATATGTATATACATGCTCTGTAAATGGTGTAATTCCATGTTCTATAGAGAGGTGGAGAATACAGTTTGGATAACTAGTAGATGTAAAATACTAAGCAATAATGTGGTGAGTTATCCCTCGTATTGCCCATGTTTTCTATTATTAAGCGTTAGTATACAATAGTTTGGATGTGTTAAGCATGTCATAACCTCTATCGGCAGATAAGAGTAGGTGTCAATCATGCCCATTCTAAATACTAGTTCTATTGTGTACTAATGCTTATTTATTACATTGATTATTAACCTTTTATACATATTATATGATACTCAAAGCTGGTCAATCATTTACCTTTTATACTAATGAGTTTGTTGAAAAACTCAATACTCTTGAGCCTATAGAGAGGGTTAAACTTCTGCTTACTGCTGCTGAAGAAGAAATTAGTGATTATAGAAGCGAAGTAGGTATAGGCTATTCAGCTGATATGATCTACAATAAAGCTCATGGTCTTATTTCTGAAGCTCTATCTACACTTGGAAGAGACTAATTATTAACCATTTAACTATATATTATGCTTAAAGTATATTGTATTCACCATAATGAATATGGATTTTGTACTCTTGATGACTATAATGATAGTAAATCAGGGGCTAATCCCTCTGGAATGCTTAGAGTAGAGTTTAATACATTCACTCAGGCTGTTCCACTTAATACTATTACTCTTGTTGATGATGAGGAGCCAACTGAAGCTGATTACTGGAGTGGTGAGGCTGAGTATCCACAATAGAATTAAGGGGGTGGAATTCCCCTATTATTCATTAATAAAACTAATACAAATGAAGAAAGTAATAATAAATAAGCCTAAAGCAGACTCTATATATTTAGAAGATGTTTCATTACTCAATCAGATTCTAACATTTAATAGTAATAGTGGCAGTTGGGGTATTATATTTGAAAAAGGCAATGGTTGCCCTAAATACCGGATTAAATGGACTGATGGTAGTGAATGTATGAGTGAATATGATAGTATTAAAGAATTAATGATTGATATGCCTTCTGTAGACTATTATGTACTATAAATTAATATGTTATGAACAACTTACTATTAACACTAAATGAGCCATTTTGGGTATATGGACATATTGTACCAACTAAATACAATGTATTCCCTGCTCCTATAATGAGAATTGATAATATTCCTTATAATCTAAACTAATTGTTATGTTTAAAGACAGCTCTTTAGAGCCCTTACTCAAGCCTGTTAATCCTATAGTATATTATTCTGTAGAATTTGAAGGACTTGAAACTCCTGTTTATACTATTCAGACACCGGGAAATCCATTAGAACTATTCTCTGGAGAAATGGTAGATTTAATATTCCTTCTACAGTCTCTTGGTATAAAAGTGGAGAGAAAACAAGATTAATCACTATTAATACTACTATTATGTTAACAACATTCATTGTTGGAGGTGTATTATTCATATACCTCAATGGTAAACTTATTGATAAACAGCTTATTAAACTATAAAAATGAGAAAAATCGTAATTAAAAATGAAATTACTATCTCTCTCCTAGAGGTAGATATTAAAAAACCTATTCTTGTTCAGACTTATCAAGGAAATTGGGGATATGTAATATATAATAAAGCTTCATGGAGAATATTCTGGTTGACAACTAATATATTCGGTTCTTTTAGTGTATCCTCATTACATGAGCTAATTGATTACTATTCCAAAGAAAGCTATACATTTTATAGTGATATAATCTAAATCATTCTATTCTCAGTATCTAGTTGTAATATGTCTACAAAGGCTCTTAGCGGAGTACTTGTATCGTGACCTGATTCGTACTCAGGATATTATAACTGGATACTGAGGATATTTATTAACTAATCTATTAAATATATTTAAAATGAAAGCAACAATAACAGAAAATCTATCTAAATTTAAGCCATTTACTCTCTCACTTACTGTAGAGGCAGAGGATGAAGAGAATGCATTGTATGCTATTGGTAATGTAAATTATAAAAGACTTATGGAGCTATTAATAGAATGTACTGCATTTGGAGTAAGACCTAGAAGTGAGGCTGCTTTAAGTGAAGTAACAGGTATTATATATAGAGCTATAAAGAATCGTTAACATATTAAAACTAATTACTATATTTTATCCAGAACATCCAACTAATGATCCAAATTTTACATTTGTCTCAGTAATAGGGCTTATGCTTATTACTGTTATTGGTGTATTATGGATTGGTTATGAATTACTTAAATCTTATTGTTTTAAACAAAATACCGATTAATATGCTACTAGAAATGATGATGTGTCCTCTCATTTTAGAAATGAAGGACCAAGAAGGTGATTTGACTGAAAAAGAGGCTGATAACCTTGCAACTGAAGTGGTTGCTAATGATCCTGCGGCTACAATAGATAATTTTAGGGATGCTGCTGCCATGATTAGAAGTAATGTAGAACAAGCTATTATATTTTTTGAATATAATGAGGAAGAAACTAAATTTATTAGGCAGTTCTTTAATAGAATGGCTGCATTAGTACTTCAAAAAGCAATGGATAGAAATAAAACACAACTAAACTAAATTTTATGACATACAACGAAGCTTATAATAGAATTATAACAGCTTATTTTAAGGATGAAGTGAAACCATTTGAACCATGTGCTTGCTTTATTGGCAATTTGCTTGGTGGTAAAGATATATGGGCAAATGCTAGAACAAAAGACCCTTTCTTAAATATGTTTGTACCGGCTAAATATGAAATAGGTTTCTATGGTTCTAAAGATTCAATTGATAAAGGTTTAAAATATATTAAAGACCTTTCTAATGATGTATTAACAATAGAAGATATATGTAGAATAGAAAATGTTTTTATGAAGATTATTTGGGGACATACTTCAAAATCTAATATAGGCTATTTTAATGATGGTTGTGATCAGGAAGAACAGTTATTTGAAGCTATGTCAGCTGGATTAGATATGCTTAAGACTATATATGAAGAGAAAGGATTACCTACAGAATCTATTGTATTTAATAAAAGAGAATTAGTTAACGCTTAAATTATTTTTATGCTTAAATATTCTGAACTCTATGATTATCTACTTTCTACTGCTAAAGTAGGAAAAGGTATAGCAGTAATTGGTGATTATGCATATATTACCGAATATTCTAGAGCCTATCTTATTGCTGTAGAAATAGGTAATCTAGGCTATGTATTTCGTATTAAATCACTAAAAACCAAATAGTTATGATACTTATTCATGATTTTATATGTATATTAGGAATAGTATGCTTTTTGACCTCAGGATTAACAGCTATTACTACTCCTTATAGACAGTATTCTAGTAGTTTTTATAAAACTGGACTAGGTATTGCTTGTTTTATTTACCTCTCTCAACAATTATAATATGGAAAGACTATATAATTTTATATTAGCTCTAATAGTAATATTATTTATATTCATTCTTATGCTTAATAATGAGATAGTTAATAATGAAAATAGGCTTAAAACTCTAGGGGAGGAGAAACGATTAATAATTGTCCCTCCCCTAGATACTTCTGTTAATGCTGTTAGATTTATTTATAAACCAAAACAATAATTCTATGGAAAAGGATAAATTTGATTATTTAATGGATATTATTGAGGAGAATATTAATTCTAAATCTGTGCTTGGTACTATTGAAGTAAGGCCAACTGGTTTACTCCTTTTGATGCTACAAGCTAAAATTGCTTATGAGAAGGATCATCCAGAGATATATTGTCAACACCTCTATCCTGTACATTCTTATTCTGAGGCCATAAGAGGTCTTGTAAAATGTACTAAATGCGAATTACCTTACACTGTTAAAGGATTATAATTATGGATAGTAAACAAATAGCTGATATAGTACATGCAAAACTTGGTACATTTCCTAATGTATGGATAGAAAGAAAGGTTGTTAAAGAAACCCTAACTGAAATATTCGACAATATTAACAGTGAAATGCCATTTTCAGAGGATTATTTCCATAAAGATACATATGAGAAGCATAAATATGCTTGGGATAAACAAATTACATTATTGAATAATATTATTAACTCTCTTTAAACTATTAACATGGAACTATATTTTATGGTAGATGTAAGTAAGGGATATGATTTAGAAAAAGCCATTGAATTCATTAGTGCTGAGGATGAGGTAGCATATTCCCATATAGTACATAAAGTGGAAGATGATTTTGTTACATATAAGCTATATACAGATGCTGATGAATTGGATATTCCCGGTGTTAGTGTAACTGTCATGGCTGGTCTAATAGGTTTTAGGCTAGGATGTGTATTTGCTGCACAATTAATTAAAAATCGTTAAACTATTAACAAAATGAAAGTAGTAATTGAACAAAAGCATACTGTTAATGCTAGATATATAGATAATCGAGATTGTCCTCTATTTAGAGCTATTAAAGAACAACATCCAGAATTTCCTCTTAAGTCTGTAGCTGGTACATGGATAAGAGATACAGAAAATAATCTCTATGCTTTTAATAATGCAAATTGGAACAGCGAGGTAATGAAAGATTTAAGGGAGGGCATTGTTAATCCTATAGAAATAGAGATTGAGAATGATCCATTTAAAACTCCAGTAGTAACCTTTTCTGAATTTTAATTAATTACAACTAAACTATTAACAAAATGGATAAGTATGATGAACAAATAGCTTATTTAACTAATAATCCTAACCAGATTAATAAATTATGGGATAAGGCAGAAGGACTATTTAAAATATTAGGCAAAAATTCAAATTTAAGAAGAGCAGGTTGTCTCACCATGATAAAACCTGATGAAAATAGGGCTGTTCCATATTATCCTTTAGATGAAAAGGGAAATATATTGGTAGAGCTTAATAAGGAAATTATAAACGATTCCGGTATTCCTAATGATCCTTTTCTTATTACTATTGAAAAATTGCCAAAATTTGCCTACTATCAACGTAAATATGATGCATTAGTAGCTGAAACTACCCATAATGCTATAGATGATAATGATTTTCATCCTGATAGAGATTGTTATAACTAAAAAAACTTAAAATTATGCCTATTTATCCCACTTTTAATGAAGGTCCAGCTACAGCTGCTTTTTATATTTCATTACTATTAATGATAGTATTTGGAATTTTAACGGGCTATTTTATGGTTAAATTAGAGGAGAAAACTAAGAATGGTTGGTATATAACAGGAGCTATATTATCTGGTATTCTTTTTGGAATTTCTACTATTTCTGGACTTTTAAACTCTTAAAAATTAAATATATGTATACAGTAGATTATTTTATTGATTTTTTCTCTTCAATTCCTGAGCAGAATTTTAGAGTTTGTCCATCAGATGGAGAATATAACCCTACATTAGGATGTGCTTTACAGCATTTAAATAGGAACGAAGACCCCTTAGAAATTTACTCATCTACTAAGAGTATGGCTTTAGCTAAATTATTAATGGTACTTCCTGCAAATAATTTTAATGGTGAACTTAGTGGTGTTTCTAGAGCATGGCTATTAAATGACGATGATAAGCCACAAGAAGCTGATACCTCTTATGGCAGAAAGAAATCTACTTGTAGAAGTAGAATGTTGGCTGCACTACAGGATGTGAAGAAAATGCAGCAGGAACAGAGAATTAATGAAGGAAACAATATTCTTAATTCATTTAACCCTCCTATAGGTCAGGAATTACCAGTTAAACAGCTGGTTTAATAATATTCTCTCTTCTATAGATAGTGTAATAGTGTAAACCAGTGACTAATATACCTGAGCTGCGTTACTTAATGGGACTGCTCCCTGCTATTATACTATCTATAGAGGATATTTAAGGGGAAGTGGTGGAACTGAGTATACACCTCTGGCATGACTTTCTGTAAGGCCAACAATTGCAGGTTTGAATCCTGTCTTCCCTACTATTTATTAACTAATTAAAACTATTAATATGTTCGGAAAAAAGAAAGAGCAGCCTAAAGAGGGTGTTTTATTTACTGTCTCTGGAGTAGATTTGTATATATCGGACCTTAAATCTAACAATTTAAATGGTAAAAGAGTTATATATCAAGGAGTTGAGTTTAAAATTGAGATGGAAACTACTACTCTTTATGCTCATTTTAGGGTTAATGGAGAGTTAACAAGTCATTCTGTTCGTTTTGAAGATAGATATGATCTAAAAACATTTGCTCCTACAGCTCTAAAGGCTATTAACTCTTACTTGAGCAAAAAAGCTATAGAAAAACAATTCAAAAATTGGGATGGTAAATTATAAAAACTACTAAAAATGAATGAATTAATAACAACATTAAAAGGTTTATCAGATGTTCAGGCTATATGTGCTACGGTTATTATTGTTGCTGCAATAGCTGGTATATCATGGGTATTAGTTAGATATTTTCATGAAATTACAAAAGATTAATATGGACAATAAACAATTAGTACAAAGAGCTATTGATATATTAGAACCTATAGAGAAGGAAAAATGGATTGTAGGTACTGATGGTTCTGCTGATAAATTTTGTGCAGTTTTACACTTAATTAGAAATAAACATGAAAGTGTATATGCTCTAAATTCCCTAGCCCTACAAAAAAAAGGAGTATTAATAACTTCTGTTAATGATGGAGAATGGCTAGATAAATATCCTCAATCCACTCCAAAGGCTAGAGTAATGGCATTATTAAATGATCTTCTGGCAAGTTGAAAAATCCTTATAGGCTGTTTTGCCTCCATAAGTAGGAGTCTTTCTATGACATTTTTGACATAATGTTTTTCCATTATCCAAATCCCATATTGGGTGGTTGCCGTAAACTTGTTTAACATCTGTTATATTATACATATAAAGAAGTTGTTTAAAAGGAATTATGTGGTCTGCATTTAGAGTTACTTGTATATTTTTACAAGACCTAGTTCCACAATTCTGGCAAGTGTAATTATCTTTTTCGTAAACATTTTTACGCCAATTTCTACATTCTTTAGAATTTCTTATTAAAGTAGCTAATTTAGAGCCTCCTTTCCAATTCCCATGATCAGTACCTCTTTTTTGACATGTTCGTGGTTTTCTCTTGTTTTTATCCTTAGTGCCTTTAGGCTTCCCTCTTTTTAGAGAAAATTGGCTTAATTTAACTGCATCTTTTAAAGATTTTAAAGGTATATTTCTATTTATAAGTATTTTCCTTATATTTAGATATACTGTTTTATATTCTCTTCCTAAAGAAGCTAGGGTATAGTTTCCTGAAAGATACTTTTCACAAATCTCATCTTTTTGAGATTTTGTCAATTTTACTGCCATAAGCAAATTTACTAAAAAATTACTAAAAATAACTAATTATGTCAATTAAACTTAATCATCCAGAGAAAGGAGAAATATCTCTAACATTCTTTGAAATAAGACTTGCAGATTTGAAAAATAAGAAGTTCTGGACAGATATAAGTGAAGGAGAACTTAAATGTCTTATTGATAAGATAAAAGAACAGGATGCTGAACTTAAAGACGGAGAAGAACAATTTAAAATTCAAAAATCTCTTGGTCTAGCAGTTATTGAAGAGAAAAATAAGGAAATAGAATCAATGAATGATGCTCTTAGTGCTTATATTAAACAAGGAGATACTAAAATAGCTCAACAGGAATTAATTATTAAATCTACTAACGCAACTATTAAGGCTAGTAATAGAGGATATGAATCTAAAATAGCTGAATTAAATGCTCAGAAGCTATCAGCCGAAATTGAACAAGATCATTTAAGAGAAACTTTAGCAAAAACACATGAAGAAGCTCTTGATAGAATGGCTGAATTACAAGCCACTATAGAGAAACTAAAACAGCAGGAATCTGAAGCTTATAATAATGGATGGACAGCAGGATTTAATGAAGGATTATATACAGGATAAAACTAAATAAAATGAAATATGTTAAACTATCTGAAGTGGCTACATGCTTAGCCTATGTCCCTAATGGCCCTCATGTTATTATGTGGATGAGTGGCTGTTATATATTTGAATTTGATTTCCATTTTCCACTTATTAATCCCAATTAAAATGTTAAGAACTCTAAATGTTGCCATACATATAACTCTTTGTATTATTGGGCTAATTGTTATTGGCTCAATTATGTCTGGTATTATATATGCTTTAATCTATTATTCAGATAAATTTAGTAATTTATGAAGTATGAATCTAAGAAATGGTGGGATGAGTTAACAGATTTGCAAAAGCAACAATATGTTACTACTCTACTACCCTCAAGAGAATGGTCTACCCTAACTAGTACAGAAATCGAACGTATTTATTATCGCACACAAGAACTTTAACAACAAAAACAATCAAAATGAAGAAAATTATTGTATTTGCAATACTGATGGTATTCACTGTTGTATCATCATGTAGAAAAGAGGACAAAACTGGTCCTCTCCCCGGTGCTAAAAAGTATATGACTTACACAGAATCAGATAATGCTGTTCTCCTTGGACAGTATGGAGCTGATTTGACAATGGTGACTAGTGATCCCTATTTTGGGGATAATGGCCCTATTGTTAACAACCCAAAGGGATATGCTGTACTCATTGGAGACTCTAAGGGTAGACTTTGGAAAGAACTTCATGGCTTCTATACTGCTATGAAGAGTAAGCCTATTGTTAATAGAGCCTTTGGAGGATCAATGTGGGAACATATTGATTATTACCTACCTTCTCTACTAAGAGCTACAACTGGTAAGAATTACAACCTTAAGCGTATTATATTTGGCCCAATAGGTGAAAATGAGTACCTAACTCATTATAAACCAACATGGTGGACAGGTAAAACAGCCCTATCTAATACATGGAAGGGATATATGTATGAAAAGGCTAAGAGTGTTATTCAGAGAGCACATGAATTGGCTCCTAATGCTGAAATTGTATTTATTTATATGGATGCTTGCCCTAGGTTCTTTAATTATGCTGAAGGTGGATCATTTGATATTGATGCTTATAATAACACTATTAAGTCTTATTTAACTCTATATGGTGGTCCTAAAACATCAATAATTGATTATAGCTGGAAATTACATACATGGCCTAGAAGAATTGCTAAACCAATTGATAAGTATTATACTAAACCTGATGGTGTACACTTTCCTCAAATCACTTATGATGAAATAGTTGTACCAGATGTATTAGCTAACATTAAAGAAACCTACTGATGAGTAAATATGAAATGTGGTTTAATTTCTCTCCTCTTATTCTAGTAGCTATACTGTTAATATGGACAGCAATTACAAGAAAAAAGACTGGAAAATGAACTTAATAGGATGTATTATAATGGGGGTGGTATTAAATATCATCCCCATTTTATGTTTAATGTTTTGTCCAGTACAATGGGACTGGTTTAAAGTGTATTGTCTAGGATGGGGAGTAAATCTAATATTAATAGGTATTTATACTCTCATTAGGCATTTTATTAATCGTTTTTAAATTAATTAGTATGGAAAAGTTACCAATTGAATTTAAACAGAAATGGACTGCTGCTCTAAGGAGTGGTGAATATAAACAGGGACATAGTTCACTATATCATTATTTCAACAATTCATATTGTTGTATTGGTGTGGCATGTGTAGTAGCTGGAATAGATTTAAGCACCGTTGGTAGTGCTGGTTATCCATATAAAAGCATGAATCAGATTGATTTACTACCTGAAGTGTTGGTTATGCATGAAACTGAACAATCAGCCTCAGAACATAACAGTCTAATATGGGAATTAATTAAATTAAATGACCAAAAAAAGGCTTCATTTGCTGAAATAGCAGACTATATTGACGAAAACTTATAGATTAGGGGTTTTTCTTCATTTTTTCCTCTAGTCCTCTGGAGTAGCAATTAGCCGCAGAAAATTAAAAGGGTTGCAGCCTTTCTCCAGAACTAAATTTAAACCAATGCTTAAAATATGGCAAGGAATTAGATCATTCCTATCGTTACTCTTTTTTATCCTTGTTATTACAGGATTCGGTCTATTAATAATATACATTTTACATTTTATTCTTCAACTGTTAAAAATTATCGACTAATGGGAAAGAAACTCAAAATTCCTCGAAATCCTAGTCCTAAATCAGTTTGGATTATGGCTCTTATTATTGGTCTAGTACTAGGATTAGCTATTGCAGCATGGTTTAGTATTAGATTTAATTAAATATTTAAAAAACACTCATTATGATAGCAATCTTGGTTGGTTGTGCCTTCATCCTTGTTTGCCTCATAGTGAGGAAAAACAAATAATATGGACACTGGACAAATGGTATTTACAATATTGATATTAACCTTTCTAGCCTTGGGAGGCTTAGATTGGTATGAAAATCATAAAACAAAAAACTAAAATAAAATGAAAAAATCAGAATTAAAAACAGGAATGCTTGTAAAACATAGATACGAGTGTGACTTAGGTATTATAATGCTTAATAGTGAAGACGGAGATGATCTGATAGTATACACAAATGGGCAAAATATTCTATCTGACTGGGAAGAAAACTTAAATATGGGTAGTAGTGGAGATAATGAATGGGACATAATTGAAGTCTGGAAGGCTAAAGGAGCACATAAACTAACTTCATATCTTCTTAAGGATAGAGAACTGATTTATAAAAATTCAGAAACTGTTATACTTACAGATGAGTATAGTGCTGTCTTTAATAAAGAAGATAAGACTATTACAGTAGGCTGTCAGACTATTCCCTTTTCTAAAGTGATAGAAGTAGCTAATAAGATACAAGAACTAGCTATTATTAAGAAACCAGCTCGTAAATCAGCTAAAAAACGATAAAATGTCAAAAAACATCGAACTTTACAAGAAAACAGAACAAATACTGTTTAATGCTTATTTTAATGGTACATTACAACATGCAAACTGTGCAGCATGTGCTGTAGGCAATATTATTGCTAATAATATGGGCATTAAAATTATACCAGATACTTCCTTTGGATTAAGCTGGGAAGGGTATAATCCAGATGAAATTTCAGCTTGGGCAAGACTTTTAACGTTTGATAAATGGAGTAATACAGCTGTTAAAATGATAGAATCTACCGGATATACACAAAATGAACTTACAAGAATTGAATATGCTTTTGAAGGTGTAAGATATAAAAATTGGTATAAACCTAATAATATTGAAGATAATATGTTTAATGGTCTAGTAGCTGTACTTGATGTACTAAAAGGGATACATGAACTAGATTCTGTAGAGCCAGAAAAAGAAAGGTTTAAAAACCATTATTTAACATTACAACCAGCTTAAAATGAGAACATTTAAGGGCCATATTACCAAACTAGAGCCACACCAATATGTAGTATTTGGTAGTAATACACAAGGAATACATATGGCTGGTAATGCTGGATGGGCATTAAAAAATGCTGGAGCTATTTTAGGCCAATCTAGGGGCTTTCAGGGTAGGGGATATGCTATTTGTACCACAGAGCTTGTTAAACAGACCGAACCTAAACATAGAATTGGTATTAGTAGGCAAGAGATTATAGATCAAATAGTTACACTTTATCAGGAAGCAACAGACTTACCACAAGAGGACTTTCTTGTAATGTATACAGCTGGAACTACTAACTTGAGTGGATTTACACCTGAAGCATTTGCTGATATGTTCTGGTTGGCTGCCCAAATAAATAAGGGACTTCCAGAGAATATTGTATTTGAGGAGTCATTCCTAGAACTTATTAACAATATTACTAAAGACTAAGTATATGGCTACATTTACAGTATCCATCATATGGATAATAGGGTGGATACTATCATTTTATGCATTTAAACATTATGAAAAGAGTTTTTATGGAAATTGGGACCCCATTACGGGGTTCTTTATTTTTCTAACAGCTTTTACCGTCCCCTATATAGCTGTAATATGGACTATATTAGCATGGATAAACAATTATTTATTATTTTTATCAGATTTAAAACAAAAACAAAATGATCCCGAATATAAAAAACTTATTGAGCATTATTATGGTAGGGTTAGTCTTATTGACCTCTTGCAAGAAAGAGACTAGCAATGAGGATAATCCTCCTACACAAAATGAAACACAAAATAAAGCCAAGGCTGATAGCTTTGCAGTATTTACACAGGGTAAAATTCTACAAATAGTAGACTTTTATGCTGAGAGTGGTGTTATTTATAATGATACTACGTTAGAGACTGAAACTCAGCTATTTGCTAGATATGTACCAAATTGGGTACAACAGGCTGAAATGACCCTCCATGATAGTAAAGTGGACATTAAACAGGGATATTATAAGTATCCTTATGATACTACTACCATCCTCCATAGATCATATGATGTAACATATGACGATAATGGTGTATATTTCATATATCTAACACATGATTATAAGCCTCTAAAGTATACAGTAGTAGAATGGGATGCTACACATATTAAAGTGTATGTTCTATTTAAGGGTACGAGATTATTTACAGTGTATAAAATTGTTTAGTCTGCTCTAGAGATTTATTTGGAAATTTAGAATATAAATAGTATTTTTGTTTTATGAAAGTATATATTTATATTCTAAAGGACCCTGATACTCAAGAAGTTAGGTATGTTGGTAAATCTGTTAGGCCAAAGAGGAGATATTCTGAGCATATTTATAAAAAGTATCAAGAAAACAAGAAAACTCATTTAGCTCACTGGCTTCTAAAGTTACTTAATCAAGATAAGAAACCTATTATGGAAATAATAGATCAAACTGAAGGAGACTGGGAGATTTTAGAGAAGAAGTGGATTGCTTTTTATTCTAATTTATGTAATCATACCTTAGGAGGTGGGGGCTGTCATGGAATTATTCAATCTAAAGAAATATTAGAGAAAAGAAGCAAGTCTATGCTTGGTAAGAATAAAGGAAAAACTATGCCTGAGGATTTTAAAAAGAAACTTTCGTCTACTTTAAAAGATACAGGATTACATAGGGGTACTAATAACCCGAATTCTAAATATTCTAAGGAGCAGATTGAAAACGTAAAAAAGTATTTAAAAGAGTTTTCTTATTTGTCTGGTGTAAATATAGCCAGAATATGCAAAGTACATCCTCAATTAGTGTATGAAATTAAAAACGGTACTAAACATAGGGACTAAATGCAATAAATGTTCTACCTTTCACTAATAAAAACTAAAAAATGAAACAAACTAAAACTTGGAGTGTATTCAACAATCAGTATTTCCTCCGTGATGTAACATCAAACAGAGAAGATATTCCTAAAGGGGTATATGAAGTACAAAGTACTCCTCAAGGAGAACTATTCCTATCTAGACTAATTGACAAATTTGAATTTGGGTTTAAAGTGTATGGTCTTAATACACCCTTTGTAGAAAAGGTAATTAAAACTTACAATAATACTACAGGAAATCTTGGTGTGCTACTTAATGGTATTAAGGGTACTGGTAAAAGTGTAACAGCAGAAATACTAGCCAATAAGCTGGAATTGCCAATAATTCTCGTTACTGTCCCTTTTGAGGGATTAAATAGCTTTTTGAACTCAATTCAGCAAGATATTGTTGTATTTATTGATGAATATGAGAAAATCTATCAGGGAACAGCCAAATATGACATGGATAATGAAGAGTCTGGTTCTAGTGGTAGTGGAGCATTACTGTCTCTAATGGATGGCGTATTGAAATCTAATCATAGAAAGGTGTTTCTTCTTACTACAAATCAGGTTTGGCTCAATGAGAATATGCTTAATAGACCCGGAAGGATTAGGTATTTAAAGCATTTTGGAGACCTTACTAAAGAACAGGTAAAGGAAATATTAGATGACTGTCTTGTTGAAAAGCAATGGGAATCAGACATTTATGATTTTATCAGACCTCTTAAGATTATCACGGTTGATATTATTAAGAGTATTGTTAGTGAAGTGAATATATTCAATGAATCTCCAGAAATTTGCTGCAAGGACTTCAATGTTGAATTCAGAGATGAGACATATAAGATTATCAAAGTGGATGGCAAAAAAGTTCCAACAGTAATTCAGGAGGAGGTAAATATCAAGCTTGTTGACAATTTCATTTCTAGAGTTAAGGCTAATCCTAAGGGAGCTTTCCTTGAATGCGCTTCAATCTATCTTAGATCATTAGAATCTAATGGAGATGGTACATATAAAGTGTATGACTATAATGTAGGAGATGAAAAGCAAGCATTTAAGATAAAATTTGAGAAAACTCAGGGGTATCATTCTGTTTTTGCTTATTAAATCACATAGGGAGGCCATTGATTTGGTCTCCCTTTAAACTATTAATAATGGAAAATTCATTTTCAGATTGGTGTATTAAGAAACATGCTGACACCAATCATATGTATGATAAATATTTACCATATGAGTTCCATTTAAGGATGGTAGTGAAGGCTGCTAGTGATTTTCAACATTTATGGCCTAAAGAGGAAATATTTAAAGGCGGTATTAATAATGATCCTAGAAAGCATTTCTTTGAAACTATTCTATGGAAGGATGTAATCCCTGATGCTTGTTGGGGTCATGACCTAATAGAGGATGCTAGAGTTAGTTATAACGATATTTGGGAGAAAGTAGGAACTGATATATCTGATATTATCTATGCCTGTACTAACTTAAGAGGTAAGAATAGAGCAGAAAGAGGGTCAGAAGAATATTATAAGCTAATTAGAGAGACCCCCGGAGCTGATTTTGTCAAATTATGTGATAGAATAGCTAATGTACAGTATTCTAAAATGTCTGGTAGTAGGATGTTTGATATGTATAAGAAAGAGAATTTTAAATTTATAGGGAGGATTGGTAAGAACTATCCTCCTATGATTGATTATTTAAATAAATTATTTTATGAATAAGGATAACGCATTTCATGGCCAAACACTTAAAACTCTATTGGCTCAAAAGGAATTGTTAAGGCATTTCTATTACGGCTCTGATTTACAATATAGAGAAATAAGGAAGTTTTATAAATCAGTATTAAAGAGTATTAAAAAAGAACTTAAACAAGCTATTAAAGCACAAAAAAAGAAATAATATGCTTCCATTTAAAGAATTCCCT